TCTTGGCAATGTAATAAGAGGTAGTAACCTTAATACGCTTCCGGCTGGTAGGATCAAAGATCTCATAGTAACCAAGATCGATAGAAGTAGCACGACCCTCGAACTCTTCCATCATATTGATTACATCCATCAGCTCATAGTTCATACCGATATTCTTCAGACCAACAAGGTTGCAGTCCAGATACAGAGAGCAACCAGCACCCATGTCAGGATTAATGGTCATACCATTACGGTTGCGGAACTCATTCAGGTCATACATGGCCTTCTTAACATTCAGGTCAGCGAAGTCAAGAGCGACGCCACTGGTACCAAGAATGGCAAGCTGCTGAGCATCCTTATCGGTAAGAACGGTAGAGTTATTGAACAGACTGGAGATACTATTCTGAATATTCAGATCAGTATCAGTAGTCATGTTATAGTTAGCGTCAAACATGAAGTCCAGGTTAACACGGGAAGGAGAAAGGATCTTACGGTCCTTATTACCACGGAAAGCCTTAACATACTCACGAGATAGAAGAATCTTCATCTCGCTTTCAGTAGGACGACGGGTCTCACCACCAACAGTGATTTCCTGGAAGTCACCATCATGACCGCCACTTAGCATGTTACCAACAGCCAGACCAATATTGACACCATCGTACTGGCTATCATCGATTGCACACTCTTCACCTTCATCATAGGTAATGTTGCCAGTATCAGGATCGATATGGGTTACAGTGTACATCCAACGAAGACCATCATGATGTCTATCAGCAACCATCAGAACCTTAGCACCAACAAAAGCAGAACTCCAGTCAGCAACGTTCAGAGGGAAGATAGGACCATCAACATCATAAGTCTTAGGAATCTCAAGGTCAGGAGCAACATATGCACCAGTGGCCTTGGTAGTATAGTTACGATAGTAGGGGATCATCTCGTTAGAACGAGTGTTAAGCTGCATACCGAACAGAGGATCGAAAGAATCCTGAACGATAGCATTTGCAATCTCCAGTTCAGCAACATCTTCTGCAGCCATACCAGAACCAGCGACATAGCGAGCATTCTCTGCAACAATTTCCTTGTAGAAATTGTACATAGTCTCGAAGCTATCATCGAAGGACTGGATACGAACAGGAGCAGAACCAGTGGAGAACTGATCAATTACATCAGAGATCAGAGTGCTCATCTCATAACGAGTAGTCTGGAACAGAGAACCAGAGAACATGTTAATGACACGAGTCACAGGGCTAGTGGTAAGCAGGTTGAAGCGATACATCTTCAGATCATATTCTTTCTCAGCATCACTATCACGAGCAATAGAGATAGAATAGTTGTTACCATACTGACCACGACCAATGCTACGAATGAAGCATACAGGAACGGTCATATAACCAGTCTGAGGATCAGCAGTAGGCTTAGCAAGACTACGAGCAAACTCCTCAATAGCAAGATCGTCCTTAGCACCTTCAACCAGATAAGGCTTGTTGGCATAAGCCAGAGAGAACTTAATCTCAAAACGAACCTTACCAGTTTCCTGACCAAGCTCGTCAAGGATCTTACCCTTACGATAGTGAGCCAGGACTACAACGTTAGCATAGGTAGCATTGTCAGGAAGTACACGACAGAACCAAACATTGGTGCTCCCATTAAAGAGAACATCAGCCTGAATGGAAGACTGGCCATACTTCTGGAAGTTACCCTTTCCGAACAGAGCTTGCTTAGTTTTCAGATCATTCAGTCGGACAAAGGTGTTGTCGATACCCGTGTCAGCACCAGTGACTACTACGGTTGCAAACGGTAAATCATCGGAACTGGCAGGAGTAGCGACTGTTTCATCATACCACGTATTATCCTGGATCACAGTATGCACATGTGGATGGGCATAATAAGGGATGATTTGAACAGTGGATTCCATATTATCCATATCTACAGACACTCCTTTACTATTTATTTTGATTTAAAAATTTCCAAGGGGTTACCTCTTTAATAGAGTGTTACTTACAACTACTGCATCAGTAGTGTATAATCTTCTCAAGAGGTGATACAGGTTCTTCAATCCCTTCAATCGAGTTATTTATACCATTGGAAATCATATTACCAATATCTTCGAATACCATACCACTGAATGTAGATAGGTCCTTAACAACACCACGGACATTACCAGTCTCATAGTCATAACCAGTAGGGTTAGATTGTTTTCCATAATACTGTCCATAACGCTGTTTCATGTTTTTAGGATTACGATAGATAGTAGCAATAATCATTTCAAAGATCTTCGAAGGAACTTTATATGAGATGCCTGATATTTCTAGGTTACGCCACCAGATATCAATAACCTTGGTGTAGTTTAATGTTCTAGGTAATTTACCAGCTAACATCATATCTAGAAATGCATTTGCCACATCTCGACCTTTAGGAATAGTCTGATGCAAGATATATGCATCTTTTAGGAATTGTAGAGTCATAACATCTTGACTCATTCCATGAACTTTAATAGTTTCATATTTGAAGTCATATACCATGATATTGACTTCAGTCGGAAGATTTAGTAATTGAATTGGTCCTTCTTGTCCATTAGGGAATGTCCTAACATATAGAAGTCCAAGTGTCTCAATGGAAGATCCTTTATTCGTGGCAACTTTATTTTCGAAATATTCCATTGGAATGTAGATTTCAAGATATTCATTACAGTGGATTTTTCCACCTTCGGCATATAATACACTCATGATTCTTGCCCACCTCCTTCTTTTAAATTCTTTGATAATGACTTACTTTCGGGTTCTGTTCCATATCCTTAATGGCAGCATCTATTGAAGGAAATACACATGGGCAAATATGTCCTTTAGAAAGATTTATATATGAGTAGCCACTTCCATCTTTATGGGGAAGAATTACCACTTCAACAACGGAATTATCTTTCCTCGTAACTAAGTATCTATGAAACATAATCTCCTCCTAATAAACACTATTCAATGCATCAAAGAATGATGCATGAATGGAAACATCTTCATCATTTTTACCAGTTGAATTATCTCTAATCCTGCTATATAAACCATCATGGATGAAACCAAAAGTATTTACTAGATCTTTGATTTCGCCTTCAACTCTTGCTGCATCTTCCATTACTTCTTCATCATATGACTTTTGAGATTCAGGTTTAAAGAAATTGGCCATATGATCTTTTTCAAGTAATTTCAACTCAGTATTTTCTTCGAGAGTTCCAATAGTTCCAGGAATAGGATGAAGTTCTTTAATGATTCCAAAGTGTTCAAGATTATCTCCAGTATAATAGATATAAATTGCATGAAGATAAGAAAGAACACAGTCATCATGTTCACCTTGGTCTGCTACAATTTTACCAGTAGAGGTCTTGATAAGTTTACACATATCATCTACTAGGTATTCAGTATTAAGAAGTTCCTTATGTCCATCTACGTGTTGGAATAAAAGTTCGAACATTGCATCTCGAACTTTCTTAGATAGATAAGTACCATACTTCTTATACTGAGCAGCCATACTTCTAAGTTCATAATCATCCGCAGATTCTTCTACCATTTCTTCTAGTTGTCTTGCTGATTCAGACCAGTACAGATTATCTCTAATAGAAGTTTCCAATAACATTTGGATTAGATAGATGCCCATACTATTCTTTTCAGGAATGAGCACAGCTTTAGGAATATGATTTTGAACTAATTCCAGAAGCATCTTAACTGCATTGGGACCAGAGATATATGGAGATTTAAACTCAGCCGCAATTTGAAGGTTATATGGATTAACTATAGTAACTGCAAAGTTATCTCCACCACCACCAGAAGCTGGGTCAATGCCAACTAAGTATGGAATATTCTCATCCAAATCTTTAGCTCTACCAAACTGGAATCCAGCCCCATGATCATACAAATGGTACAACCACTTTCCACAAATCAGAAGGTCTTTGGTAGACTTCTTCATATTGGAAATTAAGTATTCAATATCTTCAGGACTAAATGGAGAAGCATTAGAACCACGAAGTCTCTGTAATAAAATCTCACGACGGATAGCCATTTTATCACCAGAGAGTTTATACTGTTCCAATACCCAGTCATAGGTTTTACGAACTTGGAAATACTGATACTCCATATAGAAGATATCAACTACTTCACGGGTACGTTTCTCTTCACCAGCATGATATTCTTCCTGATAAGCAGATTTATATTCAGCTATTTGAGCATCTGTCATATCATAGATCTTTTCAGTCCAAGGAATCATAGACTGAATAATTGGAAGAGCATCTCTACCTTCACGAGTATCTAAGTTACCGGGGGTTGTAGTAAAGATACGACAGTGAGGTCTACCTGCAGCAGCTGCGTTTTCAGATGCAGTTTTATATAGAGGAGCGGAGTTAGAAAGAATCTCACCAAAGAATGGAGTATGTTCAATCTCGTCGAAGTATAGAATAGCACCAGAACCACCACGGCCCATACCTTGAGCATGTGATAAACTAGTAGGTTTAGGATGAATCTCTACGGTATTCTTTAATAAGTTATTCTCAAGCTTCTCTGTTGCTTGTCTAGACTTTTTAATTTTACCATCTTCTGCCATGTACTTTCTAAACTGAAGCCATTCAGGTAGAAGTTCAATATTATTTTTCAAATGAGCCAAGTTTCGTTTGGTGTTGTCTGTTTCTTTTCCGAAGAAGTGAACATGTAAGTTCTTAGATAATTGAACTGCCCAACATACTGGTCCACCAATAGTACCAGTTGTCTTCCAAGTCTGACGAGGTTCATTAAGACAGAAGTCTTGTGATCGTTCGAAACACCATAAAGCAGCAGCCAATCCTCTATGTAAGCCATAAGGAACAACACCCTTATCAGTTCTCATTCGTACCATTGTACGAGCAAAGAACCACATGTTGTTTCTACATTCTTGCATTAGAGCATTAACTTCTTGGGCAGTGATATCGGGCTTAAATGGATCAATATCAGCAACCCTTGGATTATCAATTCGAAGCATAAAATAATAATTCTTAATACCGAGAGCTTTCAATTCTTTAGCAGTTAAAAGAAAACTTTCATTTCGACATCCAAAGTCGTAATATTTACCATTAATCTTTTTAATGTCAGACACCCAAAATCACCTCCTTGAAATAATTAATAGGATTTTAATAAGAGAGTTCGCATATAAAACAGTATGAATTATATATTCTAATTGTGTAGCGAACCAAGTTAACAATACTTTTGAAAATATATCTATTAAATATGTAAAGGAGTTGTTAAAAATGTTGGAAAGTGTTTTGTTTACCCATGACGACATGGATGGTGCTGGGTGCAGAATTATTTATGAACTGGCCCATCGACACATGAAGAAGGGTAAAGACTTCATTGTCCTCAACTGCACCAATGGAGGAATTGATGATGATGTCATGAGAACCCTTAAGAGGGAAGACATCGATAGAACCACTGAAATTTGTTTTGGTGACATTGTCGCCAGCCGTGAGACTCTCGAGTACATTGTTGCGAACTTCTCTATGCCGAAGATCTGGGATCACCATAGAACTAACTTCTTCGCTACCTGGGTGGTTCCTGATGCTACCATTGTTCCTGAGAATAATCTCGGTGTCATGCAGTCTGGTACTTCTCTCATGTATCAGTACTATTCCTCTCTCGATTCTGGAATTGATGTTAACAATGAAAAGTTCCTGGCTGATTTCGTTGATAACATCAGATCCTATGATACCTATGAGTGGAAGAATACTGATAATCTCAATGCTAAGAAGTTGCAGACCTTGTTCACTCTTCTTGGTATGGAGAGATTCTGTGAGCAGTACATCAACCGACTGATCAATGATGATAATACTGATCTGATCAACATCGGTGATCTTAAGTTCGTTGAAGCTAAGCTTGAAAACGAGCAGAGGATCATCGATAGCGTTACTCCTGATGATGTATATCACATTGACGTTAAGGGTTTGAAAACTGCTTTCGCCCTTGGAGGGTTCGGAGTCAATGGTAGTGAGCTGGCATACCAGTTCCTGATGAAGTATCCTGAGTTTGATATGTTTGCCAGTTTCAATCTCTGGCGCGGCGGCGAGTTCAGCTTCCGTTGTACTAGAGATGACATTGATACTGGTAAGGATATCGCTCTCCCCATCGGTGGTGGTGGTCATCCCAAGGCATCTGGTGCTCCTCTCGATGAAATTCTCAGAGAAGAAATTGTCAACATGCTGATCACTCATCTTAACAAGGCAGGTTGATAACCTATGTTCACTTCCCGAGATAAGCGCTTCTTCAATATGGCAGCACACCTAGCCGACTATGCTACATATAAACGTTACAAGGTTGGGTGTGTTGTCGTATACCATAACAAGGTTCTCTCTACTGGTTTCAACAGAGATACGACACACCCTCTTCAGAGGAAGTACAATAAGTACAGGAACATACCAGATTGGAGTCCTCATAAAATGCATGCAGAAGTCGATGCTATTCGCCACATAATTGATTTAGACATTGACTGGAGTGGGGTATCGATTTACATTTATCGCAAGTTGAAAGATCGTCCGTTTGGATTAGCCAAACCCTGTAAATCATGCATGCAATTAATTAAAGATCTAGGGATCAAACATGTCTACTATACTGGAGATGAGGATTTCCAATATGAGTATCTTGGGTAATTGAAAAGAAAGGGAGGGCCATAAACCCTCCCTTTCTTTTTATCGTATATTTTGGAGATTCCTGTATATATTATAATGGTGAATGGATATAAAGTATATTTTAGTCTATTCAAGAAATTTGATTATAAGGAGATTAAGAACATGGCTAACAAATATTTCAATTATGAGAACTACAAGGAACTGATCAAGATCCTCAAGAGCAACAGTAGCACTGATGAGAAGGTTACCATGGCTGTCAAAATGATGGAAGACAACATGGAAAGTTTCAATGACTACGTAAACACCGTTGTGAATGGCGAAGTTAAGATCGCTCTTGCCTATGCAACACTGGAGGGTCAGGAGCTGCGTGATCGTGTTATGGAACTTGATTACAGAAGAAGATGTTCCCATGAAGCAGCAATCTCCTCCGTTGGCATCTGTAACCGAATCGCCAGTATGTATGGCGTTGGTAACATTTATGAAGGTGAGATCACCGATCGTTACCAGGTCGCCGACTTCTGTCAGGAAGTCGTCAATGATCTGTTTACCAATCGCAGTAAGTAAAAATAAAGGTGGGGCGATAAACCCCACCTTTATTTTTTTATTTAACCTTCATACCCCTTAGGATATTTGATATCAATGATTGGACGGTCATTAGGATTAACAATCTTTACTTCCATGATCTTTTTGAAACAAGCAAGAAGCTGGGTTCTTAATGATTCAAGATAAGGTTTAGAATGAGGAACAATATATTTTTTACTGCCAACTTCAAGCAGTTCAATATACCATTCAACAATTTCAATCTTACCTAAACAATAGGATGAAATCATCATCTTATCATTAGCATCACGGATAGCTTCAGTTTCAATTGTAATGTATGCAACAAGATCTGCAGGAATCTTCTTAAGTTTCTTAACTCCCCACTTCTCCTGTAGATACTTTACTTCAGGATTCTTCTGTCTATGAAGCCAATCACGATCAATATGAGACTCAGCAAATTCTTCATTGTGTGCTTCAAGAATATTTTCAAATCCACCAAAGAAATAGTTATTAACTGCATCAGATAGATATTGAAGTTGAATTACATTTTCATTCATAGGATCACAAGACTCACGTAGAGCCTTGACCATCTTATCTATATCCTCAACAATCTGTTTCTTTTCCTTTTCAGGAGCAGCATAGCGAGTATAGATATTACGAATGAATTGATTTACAGTCTTAATATCTTCCTGAGAGATCTTGAAGGTATCCTTATTATCCATCTTCACATCATCAAAGATGAATAACAACTGCATAGGACAAGTAATGATACCACTAAGTTTAGTAGTAGAGATAAGATGTTTCATCTCATGGTTAAGTTTCATAGCTTCTACCATAAGCTTATCACTATACTTAGTTAACCCAGAATCATAGTACTTGATAGCAGCTTTAAAGAAGTTATAAGCATCATCAGGATTCTTCATAGTATGGAAGATACGAGGAGACATTCTAATATTAATTTCAGGATGTCTACGAATCAAACCATTGATAGTTTCTCTACCTTGAATAAATCTAGATACAAAGTCCTGAGTCATCTTAGGTACTTTGAATTCAAATGTAAAGAAAGACTGGTAACTATCAAGAGTGATAGTCATTTTACGGAATCCCTTAGCCCAGAGAGGAAGTAGATTCTTGCTAATAATATTGGCATAAATATTAGCAGTATACTGAGTTACCTTATAATCCTTCTTTTCAGCAATACCAGTAATAATACCTTGAGACAAAGATCTGAGAGTGCGTTTAGCTTCAGCTTCACTCATATCAGTATTATATTCAGGCTTCTCATTATTAGCTTCTAAGAAAGGATCAAAGACAATATCAGTAGACTCTTTAATCTCATCTTCTTTTTTCTTAGGCTCTATATCTTTTTCTTCTTTAGCTTCAGTTTTCTCAAGCCATTCCCAAACCTTTTCAGCATAGAAAGAATCTAAAGCTACCGTAAATGTGTATGTAGAACCATTTTCAGACACATAAAGTCTCTTGGTAGGATCATCAATGATATTTTCCATCATTACCTTAGTTGATTCTTTATGGAAATTATCAATATCACATTCAACAATATCTACATCACCATGAATAATTCCATTTTGTTTACGTAGACATACAATCTTATCAGCTCGATTATAGTTCCCTGCTAAGAAGTCAGCAGCCAACTGAGCACTACTTTCTTGTAGTTTAGTCTGAATGGATTCCATTACTCCATTCATAGTATTATTAATTACATCCTGTGCACCTACAGGAAGTTCATATAATTCAGCAAACATTCTCTCATATGTAACTTCACTATCAGCACTTTCTTTCATAGGCTTAATACGTTTAATCTTCTGATCTTCAAACAGTTCCCAGATAACAGCAGCCATTTTAGATGAAGTCCAAACATCAAAACCTTCAAAAGGTTCACCATGCTCACTCTCACAAGTGAGTTTCATATCAAACTGTTTACGAACTTTAACCTTTAGATCCTGATGGACATGTCTAAAGAAATCGTGTAACAATTCATGATTAATATCATTGCGATGATTCATAACATGACCAGTTAATTGAATCATACAACTAAATCTCTTACCCTGTTTATATACACGAACAGAACCAATCTGAGTTCCATTAGTAGGTTGAGCACAGAACTCATCAATGGCAGATTTAGCCCAATCCTCATTACGAATAGGATCGTATGCTTTATCTTCCCATACCTCTTTACAAACAGAGAGTAGTTGTTTATGAATGTTCATAACCTTGAGCTGAATAGCTTCAGGTAAATCACCTAGATAGCCATCTTTAACTTGTTTACTAATAGCCATAATATAGTCACACTCCATTTCTATGTTAATTTAATATTTAAACGTTATTAACTAGTCGGTGGATAAAATAGATATAGTAGCCGGGTATTATACCCGGCTACTATATCCTATATTGGAAGGAGGCTGACTATGATAGACTTCTAAGCGCAGTCCATTATAGATTAGGGATTAGCAGGGAATACGGGAGTGCTCCAAGGAGCGCCAGTCACAGGAGGACGAGCGGGAGCAGTACCATAAACGCGATCAGAGTTCAGCATGATCAGGTTAGCCTGGATACCCTGGACAGCCATGGTATGGAAGCGGCTGGTAGCGGTTACGATGTTGTAAGCGCCGCCAGGAGCAGTAGTGGACTGATAAGCAGTCTGAGACTGGCTGGTGAGCAGGTGGCTGGTGTACTTCAGATGACGGAAGGAAATGTGCTCAGCAGAAGTAGGATAGCCATATATGTGGAGGATCAGCTCACGAGCACCAGTGGTGTCAACAGCATCAACGGTATAGGCATCATAGAGGTTGGTGGCAACAACGCGAACGTTAGCACCAAGATCAGTACCGAAACCATAGGAGTTGTTAACAGAGATACCACCGATGGAAGCACCATTCTGAGCCTTCCACTGAACAAACTCAGAGATCAGCTGAGTAGCCATGGGGTTACCAACGATTACAAAGCTGAGGTCATCCAGCTTGGTCAGCTCGAGGATCTGATGGATGATGCTCTTCAGGCGGAACTGGATAGCAGTGCTGATGTACTTGAAGGGGTCACCAGCGAAGTAAGCAGGAGGATTCAGGTCAACAGTATAAGTCTGAGCCATGGACTCCAGCTTATAGATGTCAGTCTGAACACCATTGTACTTAGCGAACTCGTCATTCAGGAACTTGATAACGGTCATGCACTCGTTCATTTCCTGAGTACGGACGATTTCATCAACCATGCGGTTGTAGTAGTTCATGTCGAGCAGAGCTGCGGCATCTTCAATCTCCTCAATGGAGAAAGGCATATTCCAACGAGCACCATCCTCGATGGTGAAACGCAGAATGTCGCGCTTCTCACGAACAGAGATGCTGCGCAGGTTCTTCTCATTGGACAGATAACCAGAGAAGACAACGCCAGTAACCTGACCAGAAGCAGAGGACATGGAGATGGTACCATTCTTGAAGTCAACCTGACCAGACAGAGTATCCTCAATCTGAGTACCATTGTAGTTGAAGTTCAGATCACCATTGACCAGAGTGCCGTTGGTGGAGAACTCAACAGTGATGCCGTTGCCAGGCAGACGAATAACGTCAGCACCAACCTGAACACCGATGATCTTGAACTGGAAGGACAGCTTGTCAACACCAGGAGTACCATCAGTTAGCTCACCAATGATATCATACTTCCACAGACGACCATCAGTCAGAGGTACAACTTCCTCACGGATCTTGTGGCCCTTAGAAGCATTCCACAGAGCTTCCCAGGTACCATCAAACAGGCACTTAGGATACTCATACTCATCACCAGTCTGATTGTCTACCATGTAAGTAGTACGAATGTGCTTGGTGATGTTAGGAGACTTAACAGCCTCAACCTCGATAATATCCTTCAGGATAGAGCTGAAGAACTGCTTAACCAGAACAGGGAACTCCAGAGTTGCGATAGGCAGGAAGCCAGCCATAGAAGCAGACTCAGTGTAGGACTTAACCTTAGTATCCCAGAACATATTGACGTTGTCAATAACACTCTGGACGTGGGGATCGTTGGGGGACATCTCACGGAAAGCCTCAAATACAGGCTCCATCAGATCAGCCTTGTACTGCTCCATGAAGGAACGGTCGGCCATCATAGCCTTCATGTCACGCTTAATGTCGATGCCATGATGCTCTTTGTAGGATTCATACAGATCATTGAAACGTTCATCGAAAGTCTTGGTTCCATCCTCCTGGAAAGCCCGGAAAGAACTTCTCTGAGGCTGGTAACCGTTGTGATTGCGCTCGCTGGCAGATTCATAGAACCAGCTTACATTGCTTTTAGCCATAGTAGCATATCTCCTTTACTAATTATTTTTTGAAATTCTACGCCTGAATTTTCTTGGTAGATTTACATGATGGTTTACCCTATTGTCTTAATTCCTTTCTTGACATTACTATCAAAAACATCATTAAGCAACTTCAGCAAGTTCAAGCACTTGTTAAAGAATAGTAGGTTTTTTGAGTAATTCTCATTGAGAAAAGAATTCTTTAGGTAAAGACGAATGTTTTCATCGAGTTTCTTCAAGGATTCTACAATATCAAGTGAGTCAGCAGATAGTGTATGCAAGATATCACTATTATTTTTGATCATAGTCAATTGCCCACCAATTGTATTTAATAATGACAGATATCTTTGATAAAGATTCATATTCATTATCGCAGATATCTTTTCATCTAATCCTAAATTCTTTAATTTATCGTCAGGATTTTCTTCTGCCCCTTCTTCTGGCATATCACCTGAAAAATCATCTTCACCCATTTCATCAGGCATGTCGGGAGGACCATCATCTGCACCACCTGCATCTCCACCATCAGTACCAAAGTCATCAGGTGGCATATCCATATCTGGCGGTGCTGCATCGTTTTCAGCTCCTGCTGGGACATCAGGTGGAGTTTGATCTACCATATCAGGTGGGACCTCATCTCCTGGTGCCTCAAATAGGAACCTCTCAAAGATGTTATTGTTATCAGCCATAATCCCTACTATTCACCTCCTTTCCTGCGTAAGAAGCCACTTAAATCATCTTCCGCATATGTCTGTCTCCTCCAACTCGAATAAGCTTCTTATTTAATTCGTTCTTGAATCTCATAAGCTTATATTTGGCAGCATTATCACCTTTGCTATCCGCATCTTTGATTTTCTCATCAATGATGGCCATCTCTGTTTTGATCTCACCAATCATTTCATTTCGGATACGCATCATACGTTTATTTTTACCAAACTTTAGAGAAATAGAAAGGAACATAAACACAGGATTGAATAGTAGACCAGCTTTCATTAGTGATCCAGTTTTAATAGACCATCTAATTGCAGAGAATAGATTGTTCCTAGTTTGAGGATCAGCCATCTTCTCTTTCATCTTAGTTTCGTCTGCGTCTTTCCAGTCAGTAATAATTTTATTTACCCAAGCCTTAGATCTATTAAGTGGCTTCATAGCGGCTCTACCAGCATTTTGGACATCTTGGATAGCTTTCTTAGCTTTTTGCTGGCCTTTCATTAGCCCCTTATCAATATCCATTAAAGTATCTCTTATAGGGTGATCTGACTTAGGCTTGTTATCATCAGCATCACCAACTTCTTCAACAAATGGTTTTGATTCAAAAGATAAATTCAAATCCCAAGGATTTGTAGATTCTCCAACCTTATCTTCAGGTTTCTCATCTTCATCAATTTCCGGTTCAAGAGTATTAGTATTATGACTATTCATAGTCTTAGAATGGTCATCTTTTGTTACAGAATGATTATCTCTAACACTATTATCCTTGTTGAAAGAATTACTATTCTTATTCAAGGAATTAGTGTAAGTGTAATAATAGTTATTGATAACTCTCTTATCATCCTCGGATACAGATTTTCCAGAAGTACGATTATCGTCATCATCAGATGTATGGAATGCAGATGGTAAATTCAACTGAGAACCAGCTTTATCATCTGCAGAAGGTCTCTTATAATCATCTAATGTTGGCTCTGTAGGAGGAGTAACATTTTTCTTCTTAGTGCTATCCTCTTCACCATAATCAATATCATGGTTATTAGAAAGATAAGCAGGAATTTCACCAGTCTTCTTATTACGAGTGTTAACTACAGACAATGATTCATTGAAGTTTTTCTGGATAAAGGATTTAGCATCCATGTAGAGATATAGACTGCATACAATATAACCAGATTCTTCAATAGCTTTATATTGTTTATCAATCCATTTATTGTATGCATCGTCATCTTCATCATCATAATCTCCAGGATACTCTTCAGGGCCACCTTCACATATACCAGCTCTAGTATAGATTGACCACAGTCCACCAGAATCATCTCCAGGAAGATCATCATTACTTTTAGAAAGGCCAAATTTGATGTTAGGATCAATCTTATTAAGTTTCTTAGTAAGAGCCTCAACATCAGATTCTTTAATTAAACCAGTAATGATATCATCAGTAGTAAGTAACAACTTATCACCTACAGACTTATCACCATTTAGATTATATGTGAAATAAGCAGATAATTCATCAGGGAGTCTATAAAAATCATCATAGGTATCATATTTATAGAATGGATTGATAAGATCTTTTTTGTTTTTAGAGAAGATTGAGTTAAAAGCTGTCTTAGCTTTTTCAAGATATTCTTTAGTAGATTTAACTTTCTTCCCAGTGATTTCAGATAAATCTGCTAAAATCCTTTTCTTGAATTTACTATTGGCAACTTTACAGCTAACCATCCCAGCTATGAAAAGAGGTGCGATAAATATAATAGGAGCTGCTAATAGACCAACTGCAATACCAGCACCTACTCCTTCAGTTAGTACATCCTCTTCAATCTCTCCTTCAGGATCAAGGACTCCATCAAGCATTTCATATAGGCTATAAATCTCACGTTGAATATCTTCAGTTGCCTCATGTAATTCATCAGCCCATGTAAGTTGATATTCTTTAAATGAAATTAGATCTCTAATAGATTCAATATCACTTTCAGTATACTCAACTTCAATATCTTCCTGATTAAGAATTACACTTTCACGGAAAGCTTGATGCTCACGTTTCTTAACATTATCTACTACTGCAGATACAGAGTTGGCCCTAAACTGCTCGAGAATTTCTACTGGACGATTCTCAATCGAAATATCTTTAGATACTGTGAGTAACCACTCGTAGATTATCTTAGAATTTTGATCATACTTACCACTGACATATTCGAGTACGGTGCGCACTGCTTTCTCACCCATCATATCAGCAGTAATAATTGCATCTGGAATAGCACCTTCACCAAAGTGTGTAATCATTCCAGCAATCAATCTATTATTTTGGAATCCTTTTTCATTCTTACGATAATAGGTTGATACATAATTAGGTTTCATTTCAGAACTATAATTTTCATACATCATGAAACAATTGATATACTTAGATCTGAAATTTTCAAGATAGTTAACCATTTCATTATAACCAGATGCATCCTTATTATAAACTTCACATTTACGAATGCATTCAGTTATAACATCCATTATCGGTTCATAACAAGCAATAGGTAAACCATTCTGTTCAATGAAGGGTTTAAGCGTATCTAAACCGATAGAAGATGAAATGATATATTCTAATTGTGTGACATAACCATTAGGATCATCTTTGATGAGTTCCTGAATGGCTTCTGAATAAGCAGAAATATCTGCTGGTTTCCCACTGGATTTAGCAGTGAGATATAAGGATTTAATATCTTTCATAGCTCATTCCAACCTCATTTCTAAAAGATTTGTTTATAAGTTATTACTTGGTGAAGGAGAGTAACGCATGGCGAAGAATAGTAAAAATAAACCCACCAGTTTGACTAAAGCCAAAGATGTTAAAATGGATAAGATCGGAGTATTCTTTAAACGATCTACCTTAAAATCTATTGTTAAAATTCTTACAATGGAACATAATGGCTTTAGAAGTTTCAAGACAGTTAAAAATATAAACCGTCTATTTACGAATATTGATATGTCCAAATATAAGAATAATCATGAATTGGAATCATATATTTGGGTCATTAATTATATATCGAAGCAATGGCTTGATGGCGTCATGGATGTTGAAAATATAATTGCCATGGCTAAACGTCAACCGGATTTTGATAATATAAAAAATGACATTATTACATCGTGTAAGGATGATCCTAATATTATCTCTGCAATGGATGCAAAAGTAATATTTGATATGGTTGCAGAAGCACTTCAATATGGATATATTACATCGATGAAAGAAGAGTATATCAACTTACTTGATGATATTAGCTTAGATGATCCAGGAGCATTTCGTCAATTAGTTGATAGATTATTTATGGTATCTCAATCATTATTAGATATCAAACATAGTACAAATATGATGACTAACAAAGTTGAATTTAATACTGCAGATTTAGATTCAGTTAGAGTTTCAATTAGTCAAACTATTGGATCTTTAAAGTCTGCAAATAATATTTTCAAGACTGGAATTAAAAGACTCAATACATTATTATCTCCTGGATATATGAACGGTAAACTTTATACATATCTAGGATTGCCATCTAGTGGTAAATCATTATTGTTATTGAAGTCTGCATTAGATATAAGAAAGTATAATCCTGAATATAAGTCTAAGACTCCTGGAATGAAACCAGCTGTATTATATGTAACCATGGAGAATACTTTCACAGAAACAATTGAAAGAATTTGGAATATGTCATTTGATGAACCTATTATTGACTTTCCTGAAGAAGTAGCAATGGAAAAACTTTGTAAGGAATTGGGAATTGATAGAATTCTGAAAGATGATGTTGAGGCTCATATTATCAATGATGAAGGTGAAAAAGAAAAGACACTTGATGCGTTATTAGTAGAAGAAAATAGTAATACTCCTAATGGAAAAACGAATATTGAAATTGTCATGCAGTATTATCCATATCGATCTATTAGTACTGATGACTTATTTACAATTATTCAAGATTTAAGAGATGAAAATCTAGAAGTTTGTGCATTGGTATTTGACTATATAAAACGAATTGAACCTGCAACTCCAGCAGCAGATAATGTAAAACTTGAGTTAAATAGAATCATCAATGAACTTAAAGCACTAGCTGTCATTTCTGATATCCCAGTTATCACTGCTCACCAGATGAATAGAGCTGCAGCAGCAACGGTTGACGCAGCAGCACGTCAAGGTAAAGGGGATACTAATAAACTTGTTGGTCGTGAGAATGTCGGGGATGCCTGGGAAGTTATTGAGACATCAGACTGGGCAGCAGTACTTAATAGTGAATATAAGCCAGGTACGGATGAAAAGTATATGACTATTAATGTAGTCAAAAGAAGACGTATCGATATGGCTGATTCTGAAATGGAACGTTATACTTATCTTGCTCATCCATTTGCGAAGAATAATGGTTTAAGACTTATTGATGATATTTATCTTGGAAAGATTTTATCACTCAAGAGTCTTACTTCTGATATTGATATAGTTGGTAAAGAAAAAGCTAATGCCGTTCCTAGATTAAAAAGTATGGATCAACATGACTTCATTGAATATGAAGAAGAGTATTAAAATGTATAAATACACGGCCCAGTTGACGGGCCGTGTATTTTTTATGTAAAATTATATATTCTTATAATGTAGGAAGTAGAGTAATTCGTCTCAAAAAACAAAAGAAAGGTGGTAACGATGCATTCCTCTACAATGTTTATTCGCGGCCAAGTTTGGTATTGGGAAGATCCAATGTTCGGAAGAAAAGAAAACAAATCACATGTCACTATCGGTGAAGCAACGATCAGATACAATAGATATTGTATCATAGCACAGACAACAGAAACTATTTCCAACAATACTGTATTGGTCATTCCTTGTAGCTCTACTAACAACACACCCCACGATGTGAAGGTACCTTTGGCTCATACCTTCAGAGAAAATTTCACTTATGCCAAAACCAGATCAATGTTCCCCGTTCACCCGAAGTTCCTTAATCGTTATATCTGTACCCTTCCATCAGAGGTGATGAATCAGATTGACGCAGAACTAATCAAGCTTCTATTTCCTGCAATCACTGCTAACATGGATGATGATCATATCAAATCTACTCTTGGAATTGATATGGCTTTATCTCCTGAGGTTAAAGTTGAAAGCAGAGATATTGGAGTATTGATCAGATCTTTCATGAAAGAACATATCGAGCGTGCGGATGAAAGTTCTGTCGTATTCCCGAGGGAGTTAAAAGATGCATTTGATCAATACTGTGTCATCAACCAAATCCCTGTGATTGAAGATATTGTTGAGTTTCTGGACTCCTTTACATACATCGTGAATGGATGTTCTTATAACTTGACGGATCGATTCAATTACAATAGTATGGAGTTCAAGGGTATCAAGATTAAGGACAACTTCAAACTTTCTATTGACGTTAATGTCGAGGATCCATCAGAACCTGATTTACAAAAGCCTCGTAGGTGGACTGATGAAAGTGTGATGGAGTTCTTGAAGTTCTACCATGATCATGATATCATGGAGGTCTATGAGAAGTTCAACATTAGACCGAACACCGCTAGAAGCTATTGGGCTAAATGGAAAGACCGTCTTCCAGTAATCGAAGAAGTAGCAACTATCCCACTTCCTACAACTGCCGAGGCTAACCTCAGTGTATCCAAAGTTGCTAACATGATTCGAGACGATCTTAAAGCTGGTGATATCTTTACATGTCTCAATGAGATAAAAACCAGTAAAGGTGATAGAATGAATCAGGAAGAATTCTATGATCGTCTCGGATCAACGATCTACTTCTCCTTGATTGATTTCTTGGGGATTGTTCAGCATGACTGGAAAAATTTCTATATTCCCAAGATTCACCAGAAGAGCAAGAACATTAAGTCATGGCACTTCTTCGATAAAGTGTATCATGACAAACGAGTGTCAGTTGAAAAGACGGGCCAGGAAATGGTCAAGAAATATGTCGAACACTATGGCGACATCAACACTGGTATCGATCGTGAGTGGATTGATAAGCTCAAGTCAAAACTCTCTAACAAATTCATGATCGATGATGATTCCATTAACTTCATTTGCGAATGCATTAGCGAAGTTTATTGCAATTAAAAAAATAAAGGTGGGGTTTATCGCCCCACCTTTATTTTTTATTCAATTGGCTCATTTATGATATCAGTATCATCTACGATATCATCCCCAGGATATGGATCAATATCATCCATAGGAATTTTCTCTCCTAAGAATTCATGTTCCTCACATTCACTATTCACCATATTGATCAAAGCTGCAAGCATAGTAGTTCCCATTTCAGCCATGGTTTCAAAGTCCTCACGATCCTTTGCATCTAGATCAGGATCTTCTTTAATCTCCATAATATCGTGTATGAATGCTTCCAGTTTCATAGCAGCTTGCTTGCATAATCCTAATGGAAGTTTGAATTCAGTATTTTCCATAACTATAACCTCCTTTACTTCAGTTAGAATATATGATTATAGATCTATTACTTTGAAGGATTTAGATTTACGCCTTAATACATCAGCACGTTCATGAGCCCATGCTCTAAGCTGAGGTACTTGAGCATCAACAATATCCCACATGTATGTATCTTTACCATCATCACGACGACGTAATCTACCAGATACCTGATCGGCAAGAATCCATGATTTAAATTGTTCAGCTACTACAAGCTTAGATAGACCCTTAACATCAAAACCTGTACCACAAGATTTTACAGTAGAGATTAAGATATCACATTCAGCTTTAACTCTATCATTCTCAGCTTTAGAATTTCTAGAGTTAATAGTGCCTATCTTTTTATTTGGAAACATTCTCGTGATGTGATCGTATAATACATTACAAGAAGCAATAGTCGGTGATAGTACTAACATCTTTCCATATGTAACTTCTTTATCTGCCATTTGAACTACTTTCAATACATTACGTAGGAATTTAGTCATAGTACCATCAGATGGAATAACTAATTCAGTATATGCAGGAATACTGATACCATATCTCATCCACTTACCAGCTCTTTCAGAATATCTCATAGTAGATGAGACTTTAGCAATCTCTTCTTTAGATAATCCAGATTTAGTCCACATCATCTTTACATGCATATGAGGTTTCATTCCATATACATTGCCCGGTTTTCTATTGAATAGAGTTGGTTTCTTTTCTTTTTCTCTGAAGATGGCAAGATCACCAAACATCTCTTGATATAGATCATTTTCTTCCTGACCAGATCTACCAAATGTACCAGTGAGATACCAATTGTTTGCAATATTAGAATTAGCATCAACCTTGATGATATTATGAAACCACATTTGAACTTCATCAATTACTTTGATACCAAACTTATTATCTTTCATAATCTTCTCGAGATTATAAGTTTTATTTAATACTGCAAGAGAAGCTTGACTTACAATAACAAAGTCTGCTTTAACATTAATGAAGTCTTTAGGTGTGTTTACAAGTTTAACTCGTTCCTCAGGAACCTTAAACATTTTAACTAGAGTCTCTCCCCATTGAACTTTAATACCACTAGTAGGTACAATAATAAGAGTACGGACTCCAACCTTAATGGCAGAGTAACATGCCATAAATGTTTTACCAGTACCAGGAGATAAAATACCAGCAAGATTTCTTTTCTTATTTGCATTCTCTAACACAAATTGAATGAAATCTATCTGTAGTTGGTTTCTAGGTTGAGCATTATGTTCTACTGGAGTAATAGCTGCATAATCCCAATATTCTTTAGAATGATCCTCAATTGGAATTCTAGGAAATGCTTTTTTAACACTCTCTTCCATTCCAGTAGGAAAACCAATCATATTGCCATCAGGATCTTTATATGCAAATACTTTATCCATAGTACCAACTAAATCATCGAGCTTTCGCTCTTCAGCTGGTGTATAGTCTGTAAAGATTAAACGAGTTCTTTCTTTAACTATTCTCATATTATCAACTCCTTTATCCAGATTTAAATATAGAATCGTTAATCAAACGTTTGACTGATAACAGAAACAATATAGATGGGTGGTCTTATGACCACCCATCTATACTGCACTTAGGAGGAACTGTCATCGAGCAAATCATCAAGGTCTTGGAGGTAAACGGAGGTACACATGCCGATCATATACCACTAATTATATTCCCCTTCTAATTAATGATATACTTTATTAAATTGTATATAAATAAAGAATCGATTTAGTTTTACCGCTTAATAATTGATCATTCATTTATTAATGAAAGGAGAATTTATAATGCCTACTCTTCAACAATTAAAAATCAATAATAGTAAAAATGCAGCTATTAAAACTGGTAGTTGGTCTAATCCTGGTGCTAAGTTTTATGATAGGCTACTTAATGCATTTTACTGCGAGGGAGATATCCCTGAAGGTGCTAAAGAATTAGAAAAGAAATTAAAAGATGGAAAGTATTTACAATGGAATGATTTCTTAAAAGAAGCTTATCTGATTGCTCCAGTTAAAGATATTAAGAATTCTCCATATGGTGTAACTCCATTTTCTAATTCTGGATGTAAGTATCCTCATCATGAAATCCGTAATGGTGAATTAGTACTTTCTGTACCTGGTGTAAAAGCTGCTTATGCTAGAGCTAAACAACAAGGAGTATATTCTGGTGAATTAAAAGCTCACCTTGAAAGACATATGAAGGAACTTGGGGAACTCGTTAATTTTGAAGAAAGAATAGAAGATAACTTTGATTATATCTATAACTACATCAAAGAATCTACAGGTATAAATTTATTTGATAATATTGAAGAGAGATTTATTTCTGAGGCAACTGGTAAGGATGTAGATAAATCTTCAGATAGTGTTAAGAAAGAAAAATTTGTTCCTATCTTTGGCATTGCTAAATCTTATAGTCACCTGAAGGTTCGTAATGATGGAACTCCTAAATCAAAAAGTGAGTTAAACTCTATTAAGTTCTCTAAGATTATCAATAGACTTACTAGAGGAGATAACTATTCACATGCTTTAGTATCATTTGATGATTCCTTCACTAAAATGTATTCATATGAAGATGAAGGATTCGATATTGATAATATCATGGAGAATGATAGTTGGATGGGAACAGAGTCTATCTATATCTGTGTAATGTTTGTTAAGAAAGAAGATAAGAAGAGGATGCAAGATTTCGTAAAGTATCTTATTAAAAATAGAAACGAAACCAAGTATGCATCTGCTAATCTTCTTAAAGCATTCATTGCAACTCCTGCTAAAGTTGATAAACGATTTGTTTGTAGTACCTTTAGTGGATACATTCTATCTTGCTCTGATCCAAAGAATCTACATAGAGACTATAGTAGATTGCGTCCTGATGATCTAACTATTCTTCCTCGTGCATTCTATGTAATGAATGTAAAGGATAGAGAAGAGTTTATTGCTAAGAAGTCTGAAATTAAAGCAAAAGTAAAAGCTATCTACGATGAGTATTATGATGAGATTGATGATTACAATAATCATCTTCCTAAACTAATGCTACAAGATCGAGTTGATAATCTTAAGTTCTTAGATAAAATCTTTGACTGGATTATAGATAGAATGTAATTATCAAAGAAAGGAGTATAGTCATGGAATCAAATGAATATATTAGACTATTCACTGAAAGTTCTGAAGATATGGGAATCATGTTTGAAAGTTATAAAGATATCCCTGAGATCATCAGAAATTTCATGAGTTTAGTTGAATCTAATATTGAAGAATTGATCAAGAATCCTAAGAATAGTAATATCAACATGAATGAGCAGATTGTTGAATTCAAGAATAGTATTACTCGTGAATTCCAACCTAGTTCAATTGTTATTAGTGAAATTCCTAAAACTCATAAGATGATTAAAGGATTCCGTAAAGATCTTGATCATATTCTTGATAGACTTGCTAAATTAAAAAATAGGGTTAGCTTTGGTGGAAACTTTGTTAGAGCAATCCTATTAAGACCTAAAGTTTATAGTAAGAACATCGAGTCTGAAGCATACGATAATATCAATACAAGTATTAGAAATATTGATAGATCGTTAGACTGGATTGAAAAAGTAATGATTGATCTATACAACATGGTCGATCAGGATCTAAACATTCTCACTATAGTATATAGAATCTATGCTAAGCGCAAGATCTATGAGGGAGGTGATAGTATACATAGTCCTCATGAGGACTATAAAATACCCAACTTAACCCTCAATCAGCAATCTAGTTTACACGAAACAATTCAGGAATCTCTTAATTGGATAGAGGATTTTGTCCGTGATGAAGAGTTTCGTGAGAATGCATATAACATGATGATCAATCTTGAGAATCCTAATTCACTAATGATGTGGATGAGAAATAACATCAAGTATGGATGGAAATCTATGGAAGATAATAAAGTCCATGGTACTGGAGAGGAAGATGATGAGAATTATTTCTTCAAATATTATCGTCTACAATCTCCTACTGATGTTGCTCTAAACAAAATTGGTGTATGTTGGGATCAATGTGAACTTCAACGTAGATGGTTTGGTAAACATGGTATTGAACATGGAATCTTCTATATTGAACTTCAGGATGAACAGTGCTTGCCTACTCATACATTCTTGGCTTATAAACAGAATGGTGTATATTGGTGGTTTGAACATTCTTGGGGTGACATGAGGGGTATTCGTAGATATGATGATCTAAAATCATTGATTCTTGATGTTGTATTAAAACATCAGGCTGCCAACAATGATAGGAAATCACCTGTATATGTATCCTGGTTAATGGAACCTCCAACATTTGGTATCACCTGCGAGCAATATATGAATTATGCCCATAGTCAAAAGCAATTAGATGTAAATAATCTTCCTACTGACTTTTATGAATCTGCATATACTGAAGCTGAAGATTCTACTGAAGAAGAGGAGACTAAACCTAATGAAGATGATACCAAACAAAATGATGTCCCACCGCCTGAAGGACCTAGTGAAGAACCTCCCGAAGAACCACCAGTACAAGAAGAGGATACCTCTGAGGAACCACCTCCATTGGAAGAACCCCAAGAGGAGGAAAATCCTCCTGAAGAGAAATCAAGTGAAACTGTAACAGATGAACCTGTTGAGGAGCCTAAAGAAGAACCTAAACCAGAATCATTACCTAAGCAGACTGATAGAGCTGAATCTGATAAGAATGGGGTAAGAAGGAAAAAACTTTATATAGCATTCATTGAATGGTGTAAAGAATATAATCCTAAAAATTCATTTGGAAGTATATTCGATAAAGATGCTTTCAAAGTATCTTATCCTTTTATCCCAGATGAAATGAGATACTTCTACAGATTAGCAAATCCAATGCTTTGTGTATTGGCTGGTGATTTAACCTTCTTCCCAGTTGCTGAGTTGAGGAAGTTAAATGAAAAGAATACTCAAATGGATAAATTCCTAATCTTTGCTGCTACACCTAATGATCTTCGAGTATTTAATATTGAAGATAAGAAAGTGTATAGAGCAACTGAAGAAAATGGAACCATTACAACTCATGAGATGTTGGGTGATACATTTGATTTGTATATCCAGAAGATGGTTAATAAGGGTGACATTCTAAATGGACCTTTAGAAGAATCTACATTTGTTACTCCTATATGGTGGTAAATAAACGACATAATGTACAGGGCCCTCCGCTAGGCCCTGTACATTATGTTCCAAAGGAGAAAAGAGGGGAGGTGAAAATGAACGAAGTATGCCCGCAAGCTGTATATAATCCCAAGATATTATATCTGGGTTAACTAGGATTAATAGGGTATTGCGATATATGTAAACTGGATGGGTGATCCAAGTTGTTTTAATCAGTAATTAACTCAGTATAATATCTTTATTATAGAATGCGATTACTAATATGTTATATATGGATATACTCACTTTTTACAGTAGAATAAATAATGTAACTTATGAACATTATTTATTTCTAATTTTAATGAGAAAGGTGGGTTAGTGAAAAATGGATGAATTTTTGATGTTCCTGCAAAGCTGTACATTCTGTAAAATTATATCCGCATTATTAGTATTATTCTTAATCTCTATGATAGTTAATGTAGTTTCAAGAGCAGTAAAGCTATATCGCATTAAACAGAGAATGGATAATACAGTTTATCACACATGTATTTCATACCTATGTAAAGCTGACCACCAATAGTATCTAGATGCACTCCACGTATATATTATAAATATAAGAATGTCAGATAGAAACTGACTTCGAATTATATTATAATACACGGAGGTACCCAGATGACACAGCGCTTCAATGCTTTTCATTTAGAGTAGATATAGGAGGTTCCGGTAAGGGGCCTCCTATACCTGCTTTAGTATGTACATCTCCTAAGAAAGGAGGTGTACAAAATGGATGAATCTAGAGATCTTTATGATACTACAGTAGAATTAGATGATAATGACGATGATGAATCAGATAAATCGGAGGATGACGAATAATGCCATTTGATGAAATTGCTGAAAAGATGGAAGAACGAGATAAAGAGAGGGAATATCTCCGTACAGGCCTTAAAGGTGATAGATCTAGTATATGGCCTAGAGATCCTTCACCTAGTGAAATAGGTATTAATAATTATATTCCTGAGCCTAAAAATAATAATGAAAAATAATGAGAAAGGGAGGGCCATAAACCCTCCCTTTCTTTTTTTTTATTTTGTTACGGCTCCGCCGAGTGCATACCATCCGGGAGGTCTCATACCATAACCGAATGTCGGGTCATTCTTATAAGATGTATTATACAAGAATGCAATACCAGTTGCACCATTTACATATAGAACCTTGTCAGTGATATCAACTTCAATTGCTTTAGAAGTTTCAGGATCGATTCTAGTTTCAGTAAATCTCTGATTAGGTTCAGGATCAGTCTGATCAATGTGAAGATAAGCTCTAGAAGTTGCGTTCTTATTATTAGATACTACAGTGTCAGGATTACGATTCATACTATCAAACATAGAGTCTAGCATGAACTTGTAATAGTTATTAAAGTTATTAGTATCATAATTGGAAAGGTATAGAGCTTTAATATCACAAGGTCTTTCAATACCCATAGGACCTTGATCAACCCATTTACCAGTGAATACCTGGATATCATCTCTGATAACCCAAGTAGGATTCTGAGTATTAATTACATACTTGAATAGGTGGACATGCACACCAGCAGTTGCATTACCACCATGCTCATGGAATGCCACACCAGAAGTATATTCATTAGGTACATCACCACCACGTCCAGAGTTAATGCCAGTGAAACCAGGACCTGCAGCAGTACTTCTAATATTGATTAATCCATTCTGGCTATCAGGTTCATTAATATCAGACCAAGGAGTAGAGTTGTCAGATCTTACTGTAGGTGTAATATCAACGTATGCATACAGATTATTTTTTATCTGAGTTGCATGTGTTTCAATTGTAACTCTACTGATTACTTCAAGTTTAGCACCATGACCAACACCAGTAGTATTTACAAAGTCGATGCCAACACCATGAGTAGAAGGATCTTCATCAAATACTCTCTCAACAAGATTTTGATATTTACCTTTTTGGATTTGACCATTTACACCTACCTGAAGAACTTCATAAATGAATACATCTTCACCAAAGGTCCAGGATAGTAAATCGCCTACTTGATATTGCTCACCAGATTCAACGATATCAATATTGATATCCTTAGAGTAATATCTTAAATCAATTCTATTATATCTCCATTGATATAGTTTACCAGCATGGAAAGGTTCCTCACCAGTTTGAGCCATTCGGCTATAAGGTACAGGTTCTCTTTCTGCAACAGATAGTTCCATATTATTTGGATTTAGAGATTGGGCTAGATAAGAGTCATTATACATAGCTCTATCAAACCAATTAGGAGACCACCTACCATCGAAGATATAATAGTTATGCCTACGACGGGCACCAGGAGTATCCTTATGAGTTAAAGGAGTTTGAACCTGATCGATTAGATCTACGCGCTCTAACTCTTCAACAGACCTAAAGATTCCGGGTAGATATCCACCAGGATGATCAATACCACTGAATCGACGATTGTGATTATATGCAGATATAGCTTCACCAAGTCTATCACCAAAGTCTCCTAGATCAGGATTTTGACCAAGATCAGGTTGAGTATTCTTGTCAATTAATCCATCACTCTCAGCATAAACTTGTTCACCATTTAGGCCAACACGATAATTCTGAATATAATCTCCACTTTCATCCTTAGCAATTTCAGGATATACAAAAGTACGATCATCAATATTATCCAGTACAAATCGATTGGATGTAGTAAAGTTATTATCCGTATGATGGTAGTCAGGATCTGCAATGAAATGTAGATCATTTTTTAGTTGAGTAATTCTTGTAGGAACATCTCCCATACGAGCAATAGCCCTAGCAGGGATTCGGTCTTCTACAGCTCTAGATTCATTGTTAACATAATTTGGATCATCATTACTATATAGAATAGCTCTACCATCATATGGATCTAACATAATACCAGCCATTCTATTTTCGGTCTTAGTAACCATGTCACCATTGTCATCAAGACCATAACCAAATTTACCAGGAATCTTAGCCAATGCCATTAACATTGTACGGTTAACAACTTGCTTCAGTGATTCTTCACTTAAAGCTTTATCCCACTTATCGAGATTATGTACAATACCAAATACACCGCTATCATTTACAATACCAGCGTATCCAGGATATGCATTGTTATCAGGGAATGTACGAAGTTCCATTCTCTGATACATACCATTATTATGAAGCTCACCACTGAATTTAAATAGAAGCTGATTGTCATAATAATCAGCATCTTTATTAGGCTTTAGATTCCATCTTAAACGTTCTTGACGGAGTAACTGACGTAGACCATCTGGATTCAAATATCGTAATATCTCTTCCGGCGTTACCAACAGTTCTTCTCCGCTAGGAAGAATAGTTCTGCCCATAGAAAATCACCTCTCTTAATATTTATATATTTTAACGATAAATATAGCATAAATCATTTATAAAGGAGTATGAATCCTTTCAAAGAAGTATCATAATTAATATATGAAATCAATAAACATGTTTTCTAAAAATAGATAAAACTCAATTTATTGAAAGGATTTATTAATTATGGAACGAGGAAAATTTATTAACCTAGAAGGAATTGATGGAGCTGGTAAAACTACACAGCTTTCAATGGCTAAACCTAAGATCGATGTACCTTGTCATTTTACAAGAGAAGCTACAGATGGTCCTATCGGTAAATTACTCCGTTATACTTATTTGGCTGGAGTTCGTAAATGTGATGAAAGAGTAATTAACATGCTCTATGCAGCAGATCGTTTTGATCACATTACAAATGAAGAAGATGGACTTCTGAAATATTTAAACCAGGGAATTCATGTGCTTTCTGATAGATACTATTTATCTTCTATGGCATATAATACATACATGATGCCTACTGAAGATGAAGTAAAAGAAATGATTGAGCATACTATCACCATGAATCGTTATACAATGGAAACTCTTCGTCCAGATCTAACTATCTATATTGATTTAGATCCTGAAATTGCTTTACAAAGAATGCATGATGGTAGAGATGAAGCTAGTGTATATGAAACTTCTGAGAAGTTAAATAAAATCTATCGAGCATATCAGCTTTCCATGGATATTCTACGTGAACGTTTCAATGATAATATTGTTATTGTTGATGGAAACAGATCAGCTGAAGAAATTCATGTAGACATTATGAGTCTAATTCACAATGAATTTAATAAAAAATAAAAATTAAGGAGGATTACTTAATTATGAAAATTATTAAGCCTAGTGTCAAGATCTTTGATCTGCCTGAACCTACTGATCACGATGGTGTATTGATGCACCTGGAAAGAATTGGTCGAACCTGCTACAAGAGTGAAGACAAGATTACCACTGATAGTGCTGCCAAGTTCCTTCAGAACATTCGTAATCGTAAGCATTGGGCAATGCTTGAGCACTACATCTTTGCTCTTAGTGTACCATTTTGGATGTATGATGATTTCAGAGGTATGGTTAAGAGAGCATGTGCTGCTCATGATTCTGAACTTCTTACCAAGCTTAGCTTTATTCACTTTACTGAATGGGAAGATTTCTCCGATGCTAAGTATCAGTATGTAGTTTCTTTCAATGCTACTGCACTGAATTATCTTGTAGCAACTGATACTGTTATGAAGAACTCTGGTTGTGCTATCAATCATCTCTTCCAGTTCATGAAGAATAATTATCCTGAACTCATGATGGATCCTGGTATTTCTTCTGTATCTATTGACTGGAATATTAAGTTCCTTTCTCGTGAAGAAGTAAAAGCTATGCCTATGTGGCTGAGAGATGTTCATGACTTCATGTCTGTCCTCTTTGTAGTTGACAGAGGTGTTACTCATGAAATCGTTCGTCATCGTCCTGTATCTTATGCTCAGGAATCTACTCGTTATTGCAACTATTCTCAGGGTAAATTTGGTAACGAGATCACTGTGATTCTTCCCAGCTTCTATGATACTGGAATGGGTACCATGAGCAATAGTCTTGTATTTGATGAATGGAAAGCAGCTTGTGAAGCTTCTGAGCGTCGGTATAATAAGCTCATTGAGATGGGTTCTACTCCTCAGCAGGCAAGAAGTGTACTCCCCAACTCCTTAAAGGCAGATCTAAATATGACTGCATATCTGAAGGAGTTTAAGCACTTCTTTAATATGCGTTGTGAGAAAGGCGCTCATCCTCAGATGAGAGAAGTTGCTTGTCCTCTTCTCATTGAAGCTAATAATGAGAATGAATACTATAAGGGTGTATTTGAGGAGAATATGCATCTTCTTGATAAAGCTGAATAAGGAGGATGTATTATGGCATTTACACCTGGACCTCATGAGAGGACATTTGAACTTAAACCCATTGGTGTAAAGTATATATGTGAATTCTGTAATGAAGGTGAAATGGTATATAAGAATGATCAACCTATAATGGTAGAACTTGTTAATACCAAGCCTACACTTCACAGACATGTATGTATGAAGTGTGGAAAGACTATGCAACTTCCAAAGATTTATCCTTATATTGAATGGCTTTCTGAAGATGACCAGAAAGATAATCAATAAAGGAGGTTTCCATTATGAATCAGATGAAGTTTGTTTGGTTATCCAACAATATTCCTGGGGTCAAAGTTGAAATGGGTCCTGATGGAATTACTACTGTACATCTCCGTCCTTTGATTGATATTACTCATAACTCTAAGATGAGAGATCTGATGTTAATTGAATTCAAAGATAATAAGAGGAAGTACATTATTCCTGATCAGAAAACCCTGGAAGAGATTTATCGTATGCATATGGAAAATACTGAAGTGATGTATATTATGAATCATTATTGTGAGGATAAACTTCCACGAGCAACCAAGTAAAAATATGGGGAGCATAATGCTCCCCATATTTTTTATCCTAATCTTGAAGTAAAATGATTTTCAATCCAATCAACTACGCCACTACCAAAGTCTTGTAAGAATAGAGCATGATCAAAATATTCACCAATTGCTTGGAAGTTAGCATTTCTTTGTTTAGCATATGTATCTTGTGAAGGCATTAAACCTGCTAAATTACATAGATAATCATTTAGTGTTTCATTGTACATAAATGATGCAGGGTCATTAGCAGGAGAAATAGACATTGCATTATATAATTCTTCGATAGTAAATGTAACTTTTACTGTTAGAGGAAATCCATTCACAGATACATGGTTTGTAGATGGATTCTTAGTAATAGTCATATTTTGAATGATGCCTAATTGACAAGTACACATACCAGGAATATACGCTTGTACTACGAATGGAGATGCAACAGTATTTGCAGAAATCATTCGAGGAGCAGTTAATGCAATTAAATGAAGTAGAGGTACTACAATATTCATGAAGTAGTTATATGGATCTCCATATGGTGTAGTTAATGTAATAGAGAATTCATAATCCATTATACTTTCAGAATAATCATAAATCTTAGGATAGATCATCTTCTGACCTTTGATTGCTGAAATTGCACCAGTAAATAGATTCTTGGTAAATCCTCCACCAACACCTTGTACAAGTTCACCTACAGCCTGACTAGCACTCTGAACAGTATCACCTAAGAAATTCATTAGATCACCAATCATACCAGTATCAGCATTTGAGTTAGTAATCCATGCAATTTCTGTACCAATACCTTTAGTAATACCATCAATCATACCTTCAATAAATGAATCTGCTGTAGTGTTTCTAAGTTGTTCTGTAAATGCAATTGGTTCTACCATAAAATCTACGGAAGATAATTTACTACTGATATTACCTAATACCGAACTTGCTGCAGATTGTTTAGCAGAGTCAATCCATTCTGCAACTTCTCCACTGGTTTGTCCAAGTGTTAATGTGTCAAGGATGCTTGCACCACTACCAAAAAAGTTATCAATATTAACTCCAACAAACTTTCCTAATTGATCTGATGGATTGCTGTTACCTCTTTCAGCTCCCATACGATAATTCTGCCAGTCTATAGAGTCAAAAGTCTCCCATCCACCACCAGATGTATGACATCCGTTAGGGAATGATGCTCCAGTTGTTAAACTCATATGAGTAGCTGCAGTCTTACACATGTAATTCACATTCTGAATATACTCATAGTAAGTTTCTCTAAATCCAAACATTCGTCCTTGTAGTTTCTTACCCATACCAAATATCATGGCACTACCAAGGTTATTAAATGCAGCCTCACCTAATGACATATTTCCTGCACTAGATACTACATCTCCATATATATTTAGTAATAGATTATACAAAGAAGTTTTATTTTGATCTCCAGTATAATGAGGCATGCCAGGACGTATATGGAGTATTGGACTATTCAACATAAAGTTTCGTAAATATTCATTTCCTAATTCACTATTGATCTCAGAAAATCTTTTATCAACTGAATCAAGTAATTGGAATGGAGCTCCAAATAATCTATTACTATATTGACTTATATATGAAGCACCACCGCCATCAGCGCCAGTCATTGGGTTTTGACCATTATTGCCTTCTTCGTTTAATAATTGACCTACTAAAGATCCAGCAATGTTACTCATATAAATCACCTCCTATAATAAATTAACTTAATGGTATAAAAATCATTATTAAATGTATATTATAATAATGGGTAAGAGATAATCAACGTTACTACTATAGGAGGTACTTTATGGAAAACTTAACAAAGAAAAAACTGTGCGAACTGATTCTTCGCCAGTATGGTCATCGTGAATTAAAGATGCCGATGCCTGTTGATATTAGTAAGATCCCAACTAATGTCATCTATGGCTCTTCAACTATTGGGGTCTGTATGGAAGTACTAGGAATGATCGATGATTATGATGATGCAATGTACATCAAGAATAGAGGAGGAGTAGCTCTAATCTCTCATGATGAGAACGGTGAACCTGCTGTTATATCATTCAGGGACATTCTGGATTCAATGAAAGAATAAGATAAAGGGAGGGGAATCAACCCCTCCCTTTATTTTTTAATTATTTGAAGATTCTTTGAAGTAGTTAACAGCACTCTCATTGATGAGAATACCTTTACCATAACGAATACGACTTGCGAACTCACGGAACTGACCAGAAGGTTGACGGAATACAACATCAAACTGATTTAGAGTAGATTCACGTATTGCCATTGCAATCATATCATTCTGCATCTCTTCAGTAATATTAGTATTTTCCTTCATCAGTTTCTGCTGAATATAATTCAGAGCAATAGAAGTGGTAGATTCCATCTTCTCTTCAGCATCAGCAATAGGAGTAGTATCGAAGGTCATATTGTCTTCTTCTTTTTTATCATTGATAATCTTAGATACATCATCAACAATCTTATCGATAGTCTTCTTCTTAAGAGCATCTACGAAATTATCATATTCAGTATCACTGGTAATATCAACCAGCTGACTCTTGATCTGATCATCTTCAGTATCAGGTTTTTCAGGTTCAGGAATAGGCTCGCCAGTTTCCTGAGCATCTTTAAGCTCAGCCTCAGCTTCTTCCATATATCCTTTACCAATGTTATTTACTGAACGAATGATGAATTCAAGTAAAGGAGCATTAGTAGCTTCATAACAAGAAGTCATATATTGAGTAGCAGTCATACCTTTATTAGCAAGCATGCTATCAATATCCTGTTTCATCATACCATGATGTCCATGGATAAAGTCATGATCAAGAGGAAGGATCTTGCAATAAACATCCAGAAGTAGATGTTTATAACAATCATTCTTTAGATCATTACAACAATTGACAGCTTTATTACGCCATACTAATGCATTAGGGGAATTATTAAACCCACCAGGTCCCATTTTTACACTCATTGCTCCACCAGCAGGAGATTCATCATTATTCAGTTTCTGTTTAAGATTATCATAAAACTGAGTGAGATTGGTTTCGTTAGCCATCTTTAAAACACCTCGTTTTCTTAATATATTTGAAGGTTACTTCTTTAATAGTTTAGTTATCAACCTGATCATAACGTATATAAATTTTATAAAATATGAAGGGGTGATGATATGTCTGCATGTAAAGAGATCATCTTCTATGAAGATATTAATAACCCCGGTATGGCACGAGTCCTTGAAGATGAGGTCAGATACTGGTGGGAAATTAATAAGGATACTATGAAAATTAAACATAGTATCTTTGGAGTTATTAGGAATGAGGAAAGTCCTTCTAAAGCTCAAAAAATTCTAATTGTTCATTATGAAGGTGAAGCTGGTACTAATCCATTTACCTGTGATCATGAAAATCATCGTATTGATGTTATTAAAGAAGCGGAATGTACAAGTTTCGGTGAGGAAGATCATTGGTGTGAAGATTGTAAAATCTTCTTAGAAAAACTTTTTCCTCCAGGTTTAAATCATGATTATGTATGGGTGTCAAATGGTGATGCAACATGTTTAGAAGATGGAACTAAAACCGGTTCTTGCAGTAGATGTGATAGTGTGCTTGTTGAACCTGATGAAGGATCTGCATTAGGTCATAACTATATTAGAACTATTCATCAAGCTGCTACATGTATTGATAACCGAGTTGATGTTGATACATGTTCTAGATGTCAAGATAAGATTTTCTATACAATTGAAAATACAGCTCTTGGTCATACTTGGTCTAATGAAGTATATGATAATAATGCTACATGTGAACAAGATGGAACAAGAAGCGTTACTTGTAGTCGTTGTGGTTTAAGAACTACAACTACTGCACCTGGTACAGCGTTGGGTCATATGTATCCTAACGAATGGACAGTAAGAACTCAACCTACTGTAACAACAACAGGTTTACGATATAAGAGATGTGTAAGATGTAGCCATGAGATTACTGAAGTAATGCCAATGGTTGAATTCCAAATTACAACAGACTATATCAACGGTATGGCAAGGAATACTGCTTTCAGTCAAACTCTGACAAGTAGTGCACCAACAGGTAGTACAACTTGGTCTCTATCTGCTGGATCTTTACCTACCGGTCTATCATTAAGTAGTACCGGTGTATTAAGTGGTACTCCTACAACTACAGGGGTATACACGTTTACAGTTAAATGTATTTATAATGGTACTACTAAAACTAAACAATATTCAGTTAATGTTGCAGCTGGATTTGTTACCGTCACATTCAATGCGAATGGCGGTACTTGTTCTGAAAAGACTAGAAAGATTGCATCTGGTTCTACAATCGGTTCACTACCAGCACCAACTTTAAGTGGTCAGGTATTTGGTGGTTGGTTTACTGCACTAACTGGTGGTCTAAGAGTAGACTCAACGTACTCTGTTAACAATGATATTACACTATATGCTCGTTGGGGTCAATCTAGTGATATTGTATTTGGTGATGCAACGACACAGTTTAATATCCAGATTAATGGTGATCGTACAAATTATGCAAATGCTCCATATACATTCTATCATAGATACACCAATGGATCTACATCTAACCTAACTTTACAAACTGCAATATCTAGTGTTAATGGTTCCAATAATATGACCAGTACCAATAATACAGTAACATTGTATGTTAAGGTAACAAATAATGGTGCTGCTGGTAACTTCGATATTGGTTTCCATTGTGACTCTTATGTTGCAGGAAATGATAGAGTTATTGTTACAAGAATTGCTAATGGTGTTAATCTTGGTGGGTTCAATGTTACTGTTCCTTATGCAACTTCAATTTGGGTTGGTAACTATAGTCAGAGAACATCTAACCTATATGCAAATCATGCTGTTGGTACAACATCTGGATCTGGAGTTGACTCTGGTTATGCATTCACAATGAATAATATCTTTATCAATAATGGATCCTATGCAATACTTGAAGTCACTTTCAAACTTGGATAATTAAATGATATTAGGAGGAGGGATTATCCCTCCTCCTAATTATTTTATTTCTTACGAGGTTTATTATGTTTATCTACTCCACGATTCTTGAGTTTAACCTTTTTATTTTTATCAAGTTTATCTGGATCTAGACATTCATGATTAGGATTATTTCCAGCAGGAACTAATTGCCATTCAATATTATCTTTACCTACATACATGGCAATATATGGAAAATCGTCTATTTCAATTTCATCTCCGTCTTCGATATCCTCATCGGTATCTTTACTTTTCAACTTCGACTTTTTATGAGCTTCCTTAGCTTCTTCTTTTTCCTGCTTTTCTTGTTCCTTTTGTTCCTTCTTATCTTCCTTAGCTTGTTCCTTATCGAGTTTCTCTTGTTCCTTATCTTTATCCTTAGCCATAGATTACACCTCCTCGATAATTTCAATATTGGAAGAATCAATACGAATCATTTCAGGTACATGAGGTTGAAGTTGATCTTCACGTAATTCACTAATGTGATCATATTTAACAAATATCGATTGCTTGTTTGCATCATAATCATTGAATCCAACAAATCTGATGTAACGAACATTCGGTTGATTGTTAATAATGATATGAATTAGATCAGATACATGAATATCAACCCTAGTACCACTGTTTAGAGAATCAAAGAATGTTTTGATCTCATTTACAACTGCTTCTACTGTTTGAGTATAAATAGATCTATCATATACTGCCATTCGGAATTTGATCTTAACATAAACATTATCCAGTAGAATGTCAGAGTTCCATAAAACATCATCGCCATCTTTTGGACCAATGTAATAGTTATTAGATCTTCCATAAGTATTAAATAACTTAAAGTCAATACTAGAGTTTCCATCAAGTTTATTTAATACAGGCATCATTGCATCATACTGCTCATCAAATGCTCTAATGAAATAAGACATTTTCTCTTCATCAAGAGGAAGATCATATTTCAAGAATGGAATCAAAGATGCTTTTACAGTATAATTATTATTTTCTCCTTCGAAACCTATTACAGATCTCATCATACTCATAGGTTTATACAATGAAAGATTACGATGAGCATTACCAAACCTATTGGTCATTATATAACCCTTATAAGAATTATTACCAAAAAGATTAGTAGTGTATTTACCTTCGAAATCCTTCATCATACATGCAAAGTGGAAACTAGTCTCCTGAGAATCAATAAATACTCTACCTTCTCTAGGACCAGTAGTAATCAGAGAAGTCATTCCAGGTGTACGATCAAGATCGACCTCAAGCATCATATCAGACTGGATATTGTCATATACTGCAATCTCAGTTTCAAATAATATTGCTCCTCCATTACGTTTTTCAACAGGAGTCATTTCAATATAACCAGTCTCACCGTCTACACTAGATCTGGTAATCAATACTAGACGAAGATTATTATTGGCAACAGGAAAATCTTCACCAACACCTTCAATGTATTTCAAGTTAGTATCAGTTGTAACTACAGGAACACAGATAACACTGAGTTTATACTTGTTATTATACTTTCTTGAAATAGATCTCTCAACAGAAAATGTTGCTAACTGAAATTGATAGAAGCAATCTGTATTAACCATGATATCTTCTGGCCATGAAGTATCATTAATCAAACAATTGTAGTTTGCAGAAATAGTAGGATCTCTATAGATTTTAATGTAGAATGGATTTACAAACATAAACGGTCTATCAGTAGATAACTGAGGAATTGCTTCATCAGAGATCATTGCCATACCATCTGTACCTGTAACCATTCGTACACAATCTCTACAGATTTCTCCATCCTTATCTGCATATTCCCAAAGGTGACCGGGTTTAATAATAAATTCTTGATTCACTCCATCTGCATCACTATTAATGAAGTCAAATTGATCTTGTGTAACTTCAATACCTAAAGTATTAGTAGGATACACATAAGAATTATCATTAATAGCAATGAATTGAGAGAAGAGTCTACCAGAAGGATCATCTCTTCGTTTAAAGAATTCTGCACGAGTATTATATTTCTTAGCATAGTTATTAAAGTATAACTGTAGATCTTGATCTGTAGTCAATACGTTAGCAGTATTATATGCTAATATAACATCATCACGCAGAAGTTCAATATCACCTTTATCCAATCCGCCAACTGATCCAGTATAACACAAAGCTACCATTTTAGTGTTTGCATTATAAGAAAATCTCTCACCAGTCTTTTGGACAGGTACACCAGCTTTACGATCATAAGAATCAAAGTTAGCAGCCTTTCCTTTACAAGTATAGATAGTAGCTTCAACTTTACTATTGAATGCAGGTGTAAAATAACCTTTATTACTAGAGAATGATAAAAGGATTTTATTATCATTAGAAAATGTATACCATGCGAATGGGTCAATATCTTCTTTAGTATATTGAACTTTCTTTTTCATTGGAAGTCTCTCACCTTGAGGGGTAATATATACAAGATCAATACCTGCAATTTGACGACTCCACTTCAGCTCAATATCACTATTCGTAGTAACTAGATTATCTGTAATAGAAACAGTTTCAACTTTACGATCAAATTCCTGTAAGTCTACAAATAATACTAGCCAGTTAATCGATGTAACTTGATGTCTTACATATTTATTCGAAACAATAGAAATGGAATTCTGTTCTTCCATATCATAGTATACATTAAATACTCTCTTACCATCAATGAATTGATGATCTATAATGATATCATAATCAAGACGATACATGTTATCACCAAGGATAACTTTAGTATCTTTATCAATTACAAATCGTTGAGTATTAGAATTTTTAACAGCAGTAGAGTATTTAATGATATCAGGTAGCCATACCTGTAATGCGAAACTGCAAGCACTCGGTTTAGCAAAAGTATATCCCAAGTTAAATAAAGATGCTTCCGAATATATGGAACTAGGAAGTACAGCTCTAGTGATAAATGACTCATTCATCATAAGTGATGCAGTACCATGAGCATCTTCAATTGCTTGAGAGATCATTTCAGAAGTAATACCAGTAAATCCTAGATTAAGTTTATTCATAGGAACAGTAGGAAATGCTTTAGGTATTAATACTTCTTGTATGAATTCTTTGATATCAAAGTTGCTTGTATAATTTCTTACATATACATCTTTATTTCCAACTTTCTCAAGCATTATATGTCACTCCTTTCATTTCATATGAGTTTCATGTAAAAACATAATTTACTTTAATCCGTGAAATGACCATCTAAGGCTGCACGATATAACAGAGAATCAGGAATCTTATTATAAGGACGGAATTTCAATCTGATAGAGGATCTATCCTTATTATAATTTACCCTATTTGGTAACAGTGAAGGATCATTCAGTTCCATCTGAATAAACGGTGAGCCAACATATGGTCTAGAGGAGTGACCTAACTCTACATTGAAAGAGTTTTCAGATCTACCAAGTGTTACTCTTGCATTATCATTAAACTCAATCAATGAAATTGGTGATAAATCTTTCTTAAATGAATATCTAAATCTAATACTAAGTTTAGGTGTATTTCCAATTGGAGTTTCAAGATCCCAACTTAGTGCATTGGCTCCAGTACTAATAGGGAATACTCCATAATACTTAGACCAGTATAAGACATCCTCACCATCAGGTCCACATTTGAATACATAAACAGATGCACCATAGTCAAGAGTTTTAGTATATACATGACTACCATTTCTAGAAGTACTAATTCCATTGGAACTGTTCAATGAATATGAAGGGCTCCATGCTCCACGTGCAACATTATCTATGTATGTGACCCACAATTTGATTAAGTTAATAATAGAATAATCCGAAGTCTCATTAAAGTTGCAACTAAATTCACCAGCAGCTCTACCAGTATACGCATCGCCATATACCATCTGGTAGTCATTCCAAGATTTACCTGCTTCAACGCTGCTAATTTCCTCATCTTTAATGTCAAAGGAGGTAACCTGATTAGATAATAACATATTGAAATTATTATCATCATCACCACAACGTGATCCATCCACAAGTAATTTGAATAACTCTGGATTGCGACGCCAAATTAAAGCTGACTCACTATGATTCAACGTTTGGGCATTAGCGGTTGGGTTAGTACCCCTAGTTAGAATATTCAAATCAGGTCTGGTAAAAAATACATGTGTAACTGATTTATTATGTGCCATATTAAGATCAGGCACTTTAAATCTATTATACATATAATATTTCATAGCTTTTGCTATTTCATTATTACCATGAACTGGGATACCAAATGCTGCTCTTGCTTCCATCAATTTGTCTTCGAGTCGAGTCATAGCCACAAATCTCTTATCACCAGGGATAATTTGATAATCATACTTTGCTGCGAGTAGCCCCTGGGAGGCTCTTTTCAAAATTGGGAAACTTTGATTATTCTGAATATTTTCAATGTCATTATTCAGCATCTGGCGTTTCTTATTTGGATCTTGCCAAGCAGTCTTCTGATGTAGTACTTTTACACTATCATCAATTTGAACATTTGCACCTATACTTTTCTTTTCTTGAGTATTAAGAGTTCTTAGAGTACCAGTACCTCTATTCTTATACTCAAATGATCCATCTTGACCAACCGCATCAGCTTGTGAAATATATTTAGTTGATGCAGCAGTAGTGGATACATTTCCTCCAGTTGTCTGGGTTGATGCTCTGAGACCAGTTCCCCAAGAGGATTGATCTTTCTTTATGACAAAAGCATCATTACTTAAGACAGCTTGAGAGGATCGTCTGGTAACTTGTACTGTCAGATCTTCTTTACCTTGGTCGGTAGGTGGTAAACTAGGAGCGGGAGGATCAGGTTTAGTTTGAACAGGTTGATGAGAAGATGTAACTACAACTATATCTTCAGGTCTAACCTGCCATACAACAACGCCATCGTTGCTACACCTAACTTTAGTAACAGTGGAGGGTAATCCCCATCTACTACCTGTCTTCCAGTTGTCATCAATTAAAACAACTTTACAGGTTAGAGGTCCACCTTCACCATACATTCTTCCTGATTTTGCTCGGTTACCATTAGTGACGTCTATGCCGCCATTTCGGATCTGAACAACATCTCCTACATAAACATCCATATAGAACCTCCTAATAAAATCATTGAAAGTTAATTTTAAGTAAAGGAGTGATTAATTGTTATGGGACAGCTAAAGGATAAAAGAATTGTCCAGTCTCGTGTATGGCTGGAACCTAATCCTAGTCCAATTCCCCAATATGATTATGACTATACATATCCTATTTCTGTATATGAAGCAATCAAAAGAAATATGGATGATAACGCCACAAACCTATCGGACGAATTGGATAGTATCTATCGTTTAATAAACGAAAAACAAAATATCATTGAAGCTGGAATCCCGGGTAATGTAATGACCTGGACTGGAACAAGAGGAAATATTGGATCCATTGAGATCCTGAAGATGATCAACTCCGATCCTTCTCTTCGTTCCCATCAGAAACTTGTAAGCGAAAGGGCTATTGGTGATATCCTAGATTCTAAAGTATCAGCTGGTGTATTTAATGCTCATATCAATGAGACTTCTATTCACGTAACTGATATCGAAAAGAATCGTTGGAATTCTATGGCTCCTCTCAGTACTTTGCATTCTCACATCAATAATATTGCAATGCATATTACTGAGGCAGAACGTGGTCGTTGGAATAATAAGGCTGACCAGTCCTTCGTAGATGATCATGTCTACAATATCAACAATCCTCACAATGTAACTGCTCATCAGGTTGGTACATATAGTCGTAAAGAAATCGATAATATGTTTGAAAACCTTCGTGAGTCTTTCTTCAATTATCTGAATATTTATTGGGATGATAGACAGAGTAAGGCAGAGCTGGTTGAGTATCATGCAACTAACTGGAATCCTAACTATGTATTAGAATATAGTGATAGCCTACCAGAAGTTGAAAATAATGATTCTACTTATTTCGCTCTGAAACCTGCTACTGACTATAAGATCAATGAATCTCAGGATTGTATCATCTACATTAAACGTCCTGGTATGATTTGGCAGGAAGTCGGCTTCCAGACAATGGATGTCGGCGACATGGTAATTCGTTATCCTGATACTGCTATGTACGTATGGGTACAGGGACGTTTCATGGGTCTATTTACTGGTGCTTCAGGAGGTTCTGGTAGTAATGGATCCGATGGTGAAGATGGTAGTGCTGGAGGTACTGGTGGCAACAGCGACATGATGTGGCGTCCAGTAATCGATGAGACTACTGGAACCTTAACTTGGGTCAAATCCAAGAGTTCTGATCCTCCTGGTCCTTATGTAATTAAGGGTAAGGATGGTTATAATCCTATCAAGGGCATTGACTATAATGATGGTAAAGATGGCGTAGGTGTTCCTCCTGGTGGTATGACTGGTGAAGTCCTCGTTAAGATGACTGATGAAAACTTTGAGACTACCTGGAAAAACATTATCGATGTTCTTGGTGACTTAATCATTTCTGGTGGAGGATTACCTGCTGGTATCATTAGCTGGGATATGATTAAGGGTAGACCTGAGTGGTATAATGAGCTTGGTGATAATGAAGATGGATTCATTACTCAGAGAGCTGCTACTCGTCAGTTTGAGATTGTAAATAACTCTATCAGTGAGCTTCTTGAAAAGATCATTGGCAATGGTGGTCTTGATTCCGTCAAGGAAGATCTATATGCCCACATCAATGACTTTAGTAATCCTCATAGAGTTACTACTGCTCAGATTGGTGCAGTTAGTGTTGCCACATTCACTGAACATGTTCAGAACTTCCATAATCCTCATAATGTTACTGCACAGCAAATCGGTTTAGGTAATGTAAATAATACCTCCGATATGGATAAGCCCATTTCTAATGCTGTACAGGAAGCTTTGGATGATATCCTCGATAAGATTGGTATTGTAACTGGTAACGTATCTGGTATCAACTATGTTGATACTGTTAACTGGAGCGATCATAATACTACTCTTACTTTCATCTATAAAGATGGAACTGAAGTTGATGTTCAGATTCCTATTACGGATATCTTCAATAATATCTACTTCGATCCTGTAGAGGGTGAACTCGTAATTGTACTACCTGATGGCAATGAAAATAGAATTGATATCAGTGCTATGATCAAAGTCTATAGTGGTAGTATGAGTAAGAATATTCAGGTAGAAGTTTCTACAGATAATATTATTAAGGCTAGCATTCTACCTAATACTATTGGTGAGGATGAGCTGAAAGTTTCTGTACATCTGCCTGGTTCTCCCACTACAACTACTCAGCCTGTAACTGATAGATCTACTCGTATTGCTACTACTGAGTTCGTTCGTAATCAGGTTATTGATAATCTGATCTCTTATGAGACTGACCGCGCTCTATCTGCAAATATGGGTCGTATCCTCAATCAGCGTAAGGTTGATATTGAAGATATTATGGAGATCATTAATGATCTCGAGGCAATTGATGTAATTGATAACCTTGAATCTACTAACTCTCTTGCAGCTCTGTCTGCTAACATGGGTAGATATCTTGATCTTACTAAAGCACCTCGAGTTCATACATCTTCTTCTCCTTCTACCTTTGGTAGAGCAACCATCAGTCTGTTTGGTCACGCCCGTGCATCTGATATTGATCCTCTGATGGATGGTACTGTATTCCGTGGTACTGATGATGGTTATTATGCTCGTGCAGACCATCGTCACCCCACTGATAGTTCTCGTGCTCCTGTTCACTTCCCTGATGTCACTAATGGCATTGATAGCTTTACTGGTGAGCCCAAGACTACTGTACCTCCTGATGATTCTAACGATACTCGTATTCCTACTACCAGCTGGATTAGAAGGAATGCAGTTGGTGTTCAGATGGGTGAATGTGATTCCGATAGTTATGCTGTCAATAAGATCGTTGTACTAAGATCTGACTTTATGGAAGAGCCTGTCTTCATGCGTCAGACTGGTAGTACTGTATCTGTCACATTCCTTGAGGATGACCTTGCTGAAGATACTGTATTTATGGATGTCCAGGGTTCTGGTCCTGCAATGGTTGTATTCGGTGGTCTACCGATTGTAAATGGTATGATTAAAGCAAATCATACTTATACCTTTACTTTCGATGGTACTAACTGGAGACTGATGAATCCTTCTGGTATCCATACTTTACCTGATGATGATAACTCTAACTCGTTCATTTCTTCTGAATGGGTACGTAGAAACTTAGTTGGTGTAACTAAGGGTGAGTCTGCTACTGCAGGTGGTAACCCCAATAAGGTTGCAACTCTTCGTTCTACTTTCATGGATCCTGTTGTATTCATGCGTCAGATTGGTACCACTATTGCTATTACCTTTGAACATGAAGATCGTAGTGGTGATACACCTACTACATTGAACGTCAATGGTACTGGAGCTGCTAAGGTCCTGTTTGCCGGTGGTCCTCTATCTACTGGTATGATTGGTAAGAATCATACTCACATGTTCGTATTCGATGGAGAAAACTGGAGACTCATTAACCCTGTACCTGGTACTGGTATTGGTGGTCCTGATGGTATTACCATTGGCCCTGGTACTCCTCCTGGTGAAGATGATCCTGAAGATCCTGAGAATCCCACTCCTGAGATGATCATTAACCAAGATACTGGTCACATTGGATTTACAATAGTTGGTGATAATGGTGCTGATGATGATGGCCAAGTTGATGAAGTATGGGTTACCTTACAATATGCTCCTAAGGCTGGTGGTGTAGAGGTTACTCTTGCTGAGGAAGATACTGCATGGGCAGTCAAGTTTGGTGATGGTACAATCCGTAGAGTCACGACACCTGTTGTTAGGGAAGTGAATGAGACTAGCGCCATTATCCAGTTTACTCTCATGGATGTATATCCATCTAACTCTCCTTGTCATCTACTCTATCGTACTAATAAGGCATGGATCAATATTAAAGAACTATAATAGGAGGTGAGCATCGAATGGCACTGATTAACAAACGCACCGGTTTCTATGGTTTCACTGCTGATGGACTCGGTGGGATTAAGAGCGATAAGACTGGTAGTGTTAAAAAATGTATCATTTCTATTGCATATCAAGTGCATTTGAGAAATGTTAGATTTAGTATCTCTGGCGGTGCCGATGATTGGGGTGCTCAAATGGGGGATGGGTCCATCATCCCCCTCTCCAACCCCAATACGTTGTACGTAAACCGTGATAGTGCTATTGTTGAGTTTGACATGGCTACGGCTTACGCCGCCAATTCCCCTTGTGCATTAGTATACAGAAGTGATACTGCTGCATTTAAAGTTGTTGAAACTGATGATGGATCTGAAGTATATGAAAATACTTTAAGTGGTCACTTTGCATTTACCGTTGAAGGTTATGGTGGTAAGAGTTATGACCTCGGATATGTAGATCGTGTTCTTGCTACTATTCCTTTCCCTGTACAAGTATCTGATGTTGAATTCAGTATTAGTGCAGGTGATGATCACTGGGGTGCTAGAATGGGTGATGGATCTATCATTCCATTAGTCAATCCTGAGGTTTTAGTCACTAATGCTGATAATGCTGTTATCAAATTTGAAATGACTCAACCTTATCCCTCTAACTCCCCCTGTATGATTGTATACAGAAGTCCTGAAGCATCTTTCCACCTGGAAGTTGTAGTTATTCCTCCTGAATATGTTCCTGTAACAGATATTACTGAGGTTCCTGAATCTCTTGTTGCAGGTACATCTGTAGACTTGTCTCCTTGCTGTGTAGCTCCTACTGATGCTACTGTTCAGGGTATCTCTTGGATGGTAATGAGTGGTCCTGCTAAAGTTGAAGGTGATACCTTAACTACTACTGGCCAGGGAACTGTTGTTCTGAAAGCAACTGTCGCAGGTGGTAAAACTGAAGAGGGTGAAGACTTTACTAAAACATTCAATATTCCAGTAAAGGCTAATAAGATTACAATCTTGGCTCATCCTACTCAGGAGACTACCTTGACTCATGGAGTTGTTCGTGGTAACTTAACTGTTATTGCTAAATCTGATACTGGTGTAATCAGTTATAAGTGGTATCAGAATAAGATCAATTCTTATACAAATGCTACTCCTGTTCATAATGGTGCCAAATCTAGTTATACATTCCCTGTGGATATTAGTGCCGGCATCCATTACTACTTCTGCGAGATTAGTAGCCCTGGTGCAACTAGTGTAAGATCTAATATTGCCAAGGTAAATGTTTTAGTAGAACTTGATTCTGTAACTATTATTCCTGAAATTAGTTCTATGCTTATCACTTCTACTCAGAAGTTTGATATTACTCATTTACCTGAAGATGCTCATAAACCTCAGATTGCTTGGACTTCTAGTGATCATAACGTTGTCCAGATTGATGAGGAAGGTAATGCACTGGCAGTTAACCAGGGTTCCGCGGTGATTACCGCGACAACCCTTGATGGAAGATATAGTGATAGTATCAAGATTACTGTTCCTGCATATGTCTCTGTAACTAACATCACTGGTTTAATTACTACTCTATCAACTGGTGTCTATAGTTCGTTAGTTGGTACAGTAGTTCCTTCTAATGCTACAGAGAAATCTATCCAATGGGCAATTATTGACCAGGGTACTACTGAGGCAATAATTAGTAACAATAGACTGTATGCATCTAAGGCTGGTACAGTTAGATTGAAAGCAACCATTATCAAGGGTATTTCTCCTACTCAGGATTTCATTAAGGAATTCTCTGTAATTGTTACTAAAGCATTTATTGCTGTAACAGATGTTACCTTAGTAGATTTCCCTGTTCCTATCAGATGTGACCAGACTGCAATGGTAAAGGGTAAAGTTACTCCTGCAGATGCAGATTATACGGATATCATTTGGACTATTAGTCAGCCTGGTTCAACTGGTGCTACTCTAGTAGATGGAGTTATTAGTTTTACTGATCCCGGTACTGTAATATTACTTGCTACTATTCTTAATGGTAAGAGCCCTTCTGTAAACTTTACTAAAGAATTCTCTATTAAGATTAATGATCCTTGGGTAGCAATTGATCATGTAGAGTTGACTCCTACTGAGTATGACCCTAACCCGACAAATGGTGAAGCTATTAAATTAACTGCTATTGTATATCCTGAAAATGCAACAAAGAAAGATGTCATCATGAAAATGCTTGATGACAGTGTTGCAAAAGCTACATTTGATGCAGCAACTCAGATGCTTCAAGTTAATCCTAAGAATATGAAGCCTACTGATGAGCCTGTTGTAATGATGGAGCTAACTGTAATCGATGGATATACTGAGGGTAGAGATTATGTAGTAACTCATAATGTCCGTATTATTCCTCCTGCTCCTGAGGATGAATATGTTCCTATTGATCGTATTGATCTAGTATATCCTGAACCAATGAGATGTCATTATCCTGTTCTATTAGAGCGGTTTACTGTATATCCTTGGAATGCTTCAGAAATCAATGCTAGATTTAGATCTCAGAGAGCTCAAGAATATGGCGGTGCAGATAACATCATTTTCAATCCTAATGAATATGCATTTAGCCATACTCAAAAGAAAGAATTCTTTGATTGGGGATTGGATGAAAACTATCTGTTCCCATATGACCCTGGTAAAATTAATCTAAACCTAACCGTTGTTAAGGGTTTAGGTCCTGAACCTGGTCAGGATTATATACGAAACTTTGAACTCGATATGCTTCCTCCTTATATTGCAGCTAAGGATATCTCCAATATTCCAATTGAAGTTCCTGTAGGTAAGGACTTTATCCTCTCTGGTGAAGTCGAAACTCAAGGAGGTATTGGATACCATAATCCTACATGGGATGAGGAAGTGCCTAGCTTCGATAATATTATTTGGAGAATTGGTGATGACTACTTCGATACTGATGAATATCCTAATAGGGCTAATGCAGTATTGAAGGGTGAGAATGGTAATACTCTATACTGTAATAGGTCTGGACAATTTACTATCCAAGCATATATCGAGAATGGTAAAGCTGATGCTGTAAAGTGGTATGATAAGACTCAAATTGGTGAGCCTTTCACTAAACTCTTTACGATTAAAGCTGTCAGTGATACCACTTATAACAAAGCGATTGTAACTCTTACTCTTAATACTGGTACTAAAGTTCGTGTATATTCAATGGGTGATCTGAATAATCTTTGTAATGATTTACCATCTGATACCACGATTACCATTAATGGAACACCATTCAGGAAGGATCAAGTTGTTGGAGTAAGTTTCTGGGAAGAAAGTTATGTAACTGATTCTACTGTTGCAATCAAGGATATTTCTCTTGATAAGATTGAACTAGAACCTTACGAACTTATTGCTCCTGAAGTAGAAGTAGAGTCATTTGATGGAATTACTCCTAGTAATGATAGTGATGGTTGTATTACTATCATGGATACCAAGAGTGCATTCTACGGTATGAAGATCTTACCTGACAATGTATATCTACTTCCTGATGGTACTATTATCAGATATTATGACTCTAAGAGTTACTTTACTACTGATGGATCTGGAACTATCACCGGTTTAACTCCTGAGGGTAAGGCAATGTTAAATCTGCCTATTCCTTCTATTATCGATGGTGAAGAAATTACTGCTATTGGTAGTAATGCATTTGATGGTGCAACATTCTCAATTGTGCTTATTCCTAAAACTGTAACTATCATCGGAGCTGGTGCATTTAACAATTGCTCTAATCTTACCACTGTTATCATTGATAATGGTATTGAAACTATTGAAGATGGAGCATTTGCTGGTTGTGATGATCTGATTAATGTTTTCTATACTGGATCTGAAGAAGATTGGAATGAGATTGATATCTCTAACACAGATGATTCTAATGCTGTATTAATTAATGCAACTAAAGAATTTGAATATGATATTAATCTGGCAAATTCTGTCAAATTCATGATCGATGAAGTTGAATATACTGCACTAAATGGTATGACTTGGGAAGAGTGGGTAAATAGTGAATTTAATACTAAAGGATTTACTTCCAATGGTGCTAATATCACTGAAACTGTTGCTGATGAAACCATGTATGTTGCAGTTAATGAAGAAGATGGAATGAGAGTATTATCTACTGATATTATCAATGCAAATCACCACTATGTTACTGGTACTGCTGATTCTACCCATAGCCCTGATTTTGCAGCTCTTAATATTGGTGATGGTGATGATGTTATTCTTAACCTTAAATATGCTCATGACATCTTCAAAGTAGATCCTTCCATTATTCAGATTCCTGATTCTTTTGTAAGATATGATAATGGATGGGTTGGCATTCCTGCTGGTACTATCTTAAGTACCTCTGGTAGCTTAATTGTACCTAACCCTGAATATGGTGCAACTAGTTTCCATGTAACGGGTATTGTTACCTATTCTGATGGAACACCGTTTGTTGGAGCAAAGGTTCGTGCTATGATGGGAACTCAGCAAGTTGGTGCAGAAGCTACTACATCTCCTGAAGGTAAATACACTATTAAGAATCTACCTATTGGAAATTACAGGTTGATTGCCGATAATGGCTATGGTGATACTGTCGCAACTGATTTTATGATTGATGGTGAAACTGAAATTGTTGACCTGAAATTCTCTACTCTTTATTATGAAGCATCTCTAACAATTGCCACTAAAATTATGGATAATCAGAAACTCAGTGACATCAGTATTAGTGGTATTGCGTTAACTGTTGATGATAAAGAAGTAGCTGGTAAATTCTCGTGGGTAACAACCGATGATGAATTCGATACTTCTTATTCTACCAGCGATGCTTTATGGAAATTCACTCCTAATAATACCAATAGGTATCTACCCGTATATGGTACTGTAACATTTACTGTGTTATCAAGTATCATTAAGAAAGCTCCAAGTCCTGTAACTGATATATTGATTCATAATGGATCTCGTAAATCTCCTACATGGAATGATTATGATTCTGATCAATTAACTATGGGCGGAGATACTTCTGGAACTGACGCTGGTATGTATTATACCACATTTACTCCTAAGGGTTTATTCACTTGGGAAGATGGAAGTCAGAAGGAAGTAAGCATTTCCTGGGGCATTTATATGCCTTTCCATGTTACTAAGAGTAACAGGGGAACGGTTGGATATGATTCTGATAGCTCAGACTTTACCATGAAGGAAACCTTCATCTCTAGTGGTATAATGTATGCACCTACTAGTATGGATATCCATGTATTTGATAGCTGTACACATCTAAAGACTTTATCTATTCCTGGAACAATGACCGAAATTTCTGAAATGGCATTCGACCAGTGTTCTGGATTGACTAAAGTTGTTATCAATGAAGGTGTATCTATCATTGGTGCATGTGCTTTCCAGCAATGTAGTTCACTAACAGAAATTACAATTCCAGCATCTTTAACCCAAGTTGGTTCTAATGCTTTCTCTGGTTGCAGCAAATTATCTACTGTGAATTATGGTGGAACTAAAGAGCAGTGGAATAAACTTAAGGTAAATATTTCTAGTGGTAACAGTAGACTTACTGGAGCTACTATTAAATATACTGAAGAAGTTGCAACTGTTGAGGAAGAGGGTGAAGAGGCACCTGTTATTGATCCTACTACTCCTTCTACTGGTGGTAGCACTACTGTTGTACCTGAAGATACTGAAGAAGATGTTGTTGAGGATAAAGAGCCTAACTATGATGTATATCCGATGCTATATGAAATCTCTATTCATGGTATAGTATTTGATCATACTACTAGTAGGATTTTATTCCCTGATGGTACTTGTATCTTGAATGCTTCCAAAATTCTTTTACCTCACAATTACACCTATGATCCTGATACAACATATATCGACCCTGTCAGTGTTGATGAGTCTGATATTTTGATAAAGATGCCTTATGGTGTTTACATGAATTCTTCTAAACAGATTTGTGTTCTTGATCTAAAGAGTTTGGTTAGAGGAATGACTGCTGTAAACACTGAAACTGGTAATTTCCTCAGACTTACTGATGGATCCCTAATTCATGAATCTGGTATTGTTTACACATCAGCAGGTAAGCTTTATGATATTTATCAGAGAGCTATCAATGAAAACTCTTACTTCAATCTTACTGGTGGTGTAAACTTTACTCCAAGTAACGCATCTAACAAATCCATTGATTGGACATTTGATGAAATTCCTGAAGGTACTGTAGTTGCAACATTGCCTACAAATGGCGGAGACACTCTGCTTATTATTGCAGGTAATAAATCTGGTTACATGATTCTAGATGCATATGTCACTAATGGTTATAGTAGTAGAGATGACTATGAACAAAAACTTCTAATTGCTATTGGTGATGTATCTGATGAAGAGGATCGGTTGATTGATATCAACTTTGGTTCTGTAACTAGAACTGTATACAAGGGCTACAGTAGTACCAATACAACTTTAACAATTGATCTATTTGGTACAAGTGAGGAGATCGAAGATCTTGCTGCCGAGGATATTGAATGGTCAATTACTGGTGGTTATAAACCTAGCTATGGTGGTGGATATGGTAGATATGGTGCAAGTCCTACGGTGATCTATCCTAGGAGTGATAATCTATCAGCATATCTCTATATTAGTAGTTACCAAGAAACTGGTAGTACTATAACCGTAACCGTTACTTGTGGCGACTTTAAGAAAGAACTGAAAGTAAATGTTGCTACGAAGTATAGCTATGGTGAACCTTATGTCGGATCTCTTCGTAACTTTGGTAGAAACTTTATTAATCTGAAATCTATAAACCATATTCCTAGTACAGTAAATGGTGATGACTGTTTAAGAAACTTCCTCATGGGATGTACAAGCTTTAATCAGGCCATTACTATTCCTGATAGCGTTGCTGGTGATAGATGTTTACAGTACTTCCTGAGAGATTGTACGAGTTTCAATTCTAAGGTTACTATTCCTGAGGAGATTTATGGTGAAGATTGCTTACATGGTTTCCTGTATGGATGTGAAAGCTTTAATAAAGCTATCACTATTCCTGAAGGCGTAACTGGTAATGGTTGTCTTGAGAGATTCCTCATGTGTTGTAAGTCTTTCAATCAGAATATCACTATTCCGGAAGGAATTCAGGGTGATGCATGTCTACGTAATTTTATGACTGAATGTCATGCATTCAACAGACCTATTAGAATTCCTGATGGTATTACTGGTGAAAATTCTATGGATCTATTTATGAGAGACTGTAATGCAATGGTTTCTAATGTAACTATTAGCAAACAAGCTGCTCGCAGTGTTGGCGTTAATGGTCAGACATTGTCTACTGTATTTAGTCAGTCCGATATGTTCATCAATGGTGTTCCTATTATTGGTGATGGTGCTAGACTCTTTATGCGTAAAGCATATAATGTTCTTGGAGCACCTCCTTATCGTAAATTAAGTACTGTAGAACCTGAGGATGAAGAATTCACCATTACAGTAAACCAGGTTGAAGGTGTTAATGTAACTACTGATCTTGATGCTGCATTTGAAATTGATACTGTAGAAGTTACAGTTGAAATTACAGATGAGCTAGTTACAGACGTTCAACTTTCTATTGATGATCCTGATATTGAGCTTGTGTCAATCGGTGAGAATAAATACGAGTTCACAATGGGTATCAAGAATGTTGTAATTGATGTAACTGTAACAAGACGTGAACCTGATCCTGAACCTGTAGAACCAACTCCTGAAGAAGGAACCGACACAACTGAATAAATCCTCAATATGATGGGGAGACAATTGTCTCCCCATCATATATTAAGCAACGTTAAACTTTTAATTAATATTATCCTAATATATTATTTTAGAAGGAGGAATTAGCAATGGCTGATAATTCTCAGATTAAACAACATGTAAGTCTTGAGGAGCGTAATAGATGGGATAAGCTCGTTGAAGACTTTGCGAATCACCTTGGTTCAGGTGGTACTAATAACCATGCTATGGCAAATGGTACTGTTCCTGGTTTTAGCCAGAATAACTATACCACTACAGAGAAGAATAAACTTGCAGGCATTCAGGAAGGTGCATTGAATAACCCTCACCCTGCAACTCACCCTTATACTATGATCACAGGTCTTAGTACTGTTGCTCATACTGGTAGCTATACTGACCTGCTTAACATTCCTAAAACCTTTATTGCAGGTGGCGGTAATGCTGATACTGTTGGTGGTATCAGATTCACTGTTGGACCTACTTCACCTGGTTCTCCTGTAAATAATAAAGATGTTTGGTTTGATACCGCTACCAAGCTTGTTAAAGTATATACTGGTAATACCTGGGTACCTTTTAACGCAGTATATGCATAATAAAATAAAACAGGCTATTCACGGGTGGGATTTAATGTCCCACCCGTGATTACTACTTCTATAAATAGAAAATAAATCTCATGTAAAGGAGAGTGTAAATAATATGGCTGTTGCAGTTGGAAATGCTATTAATGTGGCTGATATTGCTAATTTATTTAATAGCACAGTTATTGCTAACATTACAAGTGGAGCACATCATCTAAACAATCCTCCTATGGATGGTTCATATTTTTGTGTTCCATCTAATATGATGGATGACATTAATAATTTACCTACCCCTAGTTTTGGTGTTAGTGGTGGTAAAATTACTGCATCATCAATTGCTACCGCTCTTATTAATGTTACTCAAAACTTAACTAGAGTTGGTACATTCAGTTATGTACGTACATATCGTACACTTCGAGAAATTCGTAGTAGATATGATCCTCTATTACAAAGTACATATAGAGGATATGGTGTTGGATATGTTATTACAAATACCAATACGGTTCGAGCTCAAAAGAATGGTAAAGTTATATTTACTAATAGCTATGTTCGACAGCTTGGATCTACTACAGGTGCTACCGCATTAAATTATTCACCTGCTAGCTACTTTGTAGTTAGTGGTGCAACTATTACTGGATTAACCGCAACCGGTCTTGCAGCAACATCTATTGTAGTACCTGCTGCTATCAATGGTGTTACCATCACAGCCATTGGCAGTAATGCATTTAGAGGAAGTGTGGCAAGAACGATTGAAATTCCTTCTAACATTACAAGTATTGGTAATTCTGCATTCCAGGCTTGTACAGCTCTAACAACGTTAACAATCTATGGTTCTTCTACATCTATAGGTCAGTATGCATTCTATCAGTGTACAGCATTAACTACAGTAACATTCTATGGCACCATATCTAGTATTGGTATGTATGCATTCAGACTTTGTAGTGCATTGACTGATGTTAATTTCTATTGTAATATTCAGACCATTGGTCAATATTCGTTCTACCAGTGTAGTGCAATTAAATACATTAGATTGCCAAGCTCTGTAACAACGATTGGTACATATGCGTTTTATCTGGCTAATGCTATTACTACAGTATACTATGAAGGATCTCAAACTAACTGGAATGCATTATTGATCCAAGCTCAAAATGGTAATATTACAACTTGTACAAAGAGTTATAATTTTACTATTCCTCAGCCTCCTCAAACAACTACTGCTGGTGCAAATGTAAGTCATACAGTTGTTGCAAACAATCCGATTACTGTTGCTGCATTAAATGCTTTATGTTCTGCATGTTTACTGGCATGGCAGCGCACATCTAAATATCATTATAGCTATACAAATGCTACATGTCATAATGACTGTCATAGTAGTTGTCATTATGATTGTCATAATGACTGTCATAGTGACTGTTATAGTGATTAACTAAATAAGGAGGAACTATCATCGTGAAATATCTCACATTACCATTGGATATTGGAGTTATTGAAAATTTTAATCAAGAAGATATAATGATTGATATGTCAGATTTACAATTCCCCTGTAAACCTGAATTAAAAATAAGATCTGCATTTATCTTCATTCGGAATGTTGATTTAAATATGAATTTGGATTTTTCTAAATGCTCCTTTAAAATGAAGGAAGAATTCTTATTAATGTATCTAACAGGGAATATTGGTGTAAATATTCCCTGTATACGTGATACATGGATTGATATTCTTCTATATAGATATAATAAGGACAATTTACTTATTGGAATCATGGATTCAAAAGAGATAGAGAAATTCAGTCTGAAACATAATGATCTAATTACAGAAGTATATACATTGATTGCATCTCTACCTGTAATGGTCATATATCAATATTCTAAATCTCCTGCAACATATGCCGAATTAATAAAATTTGATGGAGAATTTGAAGAGTCTGATTATGATAAAATCAATTTCAGTAATTTTTCAAGACTTACTGAAAGTAGAAGATTTGGAGGAGTAATGATTGATGTTGATAAATACCCACAGAAATTTTATAAACATTATTTTGCTGGGAATGATCAAATATCAATGGCTAGGTTAAATGAGAATCTTCCTTTGATGAATCTTCTAAATATCTTCTTTTCTCCTAAAGATACTCAAGAACGCTTTATTAGCGGATTAAATGATTTACTAACTACGGAGGAGGTAAGTGAAAATAATGAGTGACCATATGTACAATGAACTACAATTGAAAGTTCAACTTCCTCAAATGACAATGGATAATTATTTTCTAAGTAAAAATGATTTATCAATATCTCGTCATTTGAGTACTAAGCAAGTTATAAGAATTCCTGCTGCTGAAGTAAAGGAGATTCTAGCTGAAAAAGAATATGACATGCCTGATTTCTTGGTCATGTTTGAAGATGGTTTAGCTGAATCTGATGTATCTAAGTATGCTGATATGAGCGATGGTTATCAAATGTCTGAATACTTCAGTAAAGCAGATTTTTATATTCCTACATTTGATTACTTTAGGGCTGTTAAGTTTGGTGGAATTGATTGTATCATGAATATTTATAATGGTAGACAATGTAAGATTCCATTTAAACAGGTTCTAAGTAAGATTAAGATTGAAACTCCTGAGGAACAGGAAGCACATACTGATGTATATCCTTTCCCAATGATCACAAAGGATACTATTAATTATACGAAGTTCAAGAATGTATCTTATTGTGATAATCTTCGTACTCAGACATATATGTATAGATTTCCTGCTCTATGTTTAAATCTCCCATATAAGTATTATAAATCTCAGAATATCCCTGAGAATATTTACTTCTGGGATGTTGATACTAAAGAGTTAGGATTTGCTGGACATTCTACAGATGAAATCTTTGAATGGTTTGAGGATATTTGTAAGCATGGTTTACAGAAACCCTTATATTTCCAAATCTCTCAAGGACAAATTGTTTCTGCTACAGATGAGGATTACATTAAACTATTAATTGCTCAATATCTGAAGATTCCTACAATTCCAGTTGTAGCATATATGTTAAATAACTCTGCTAAGAGTAGTATGCTTATTAGTATGAGACCTTGTGATATTATAGGAGCTCGCACAGGTAGCTTAAATACTGATAAAGAAACTTTAACTCTTATCAATGAAATCTGTTCTCCATATTTTATCTTCTTTAATTCAAACCTTACTGATTCTTTATCAGTAAATGAAAATGTGCATGAGGATATGGAAAATAAAGATGGCCCAGTTTATAATCAAATATTTGATTCAACTCATAATGATTTAGATTATAATGAATCATATCTATTACAGAATGATGATAGTAATATATTTGATGATAATCTTGGTGATCCTACTCCTTCTTATATTCTCCATGAAAATATGAGGAATGATATTCAGAAACAAATCAATGAAGATATAGAAAGATCATTAAAGCAATTGGAATTGTTATCAGGTCAGTGATAAATACAATGATATAGATTATATGGCATTGCGCCATATAATCTATATCATCTTTTTTAACAGCTTAAGTAAAAATCTTATTTTATCAAGGGGGAATAAAAATGGAGTTAATTATTAAACCTACTGGTAGATGTAACTTTGCATGTACATTCTGTTCAGCAGGAGATATGACTATTCAACATCCTAAGGATGATAAAGTTCCTGAACAAATTAAAGACTTAATCAATCGAATGAACCCTACAAGATTAATTATTACTGGTGGGGAACCTTTAATGGTATCACCTGAATATTATTATGAACTTCATGAAATGGTACCTGATGCTTATATTAGTCCTACGACTAATCTTAAAGATTTCTATCTAAATCCTGAAAAATGGGCTCCTCTATTTAATGAGGAATGGTTTAAAATTACTACATCATTTAACTATGGTGATAGTAGACGATGGGATAAAGATACAGTATTTACAGAAGAAATGTTTATTAAGGTAATGGATAAATTCAGGGAGTATGTACCTAATAAATCTCTTCCAATGTTTATTGCTGTAATTGATGAAAGTAATGCTGATAAAGTTATGGATCATATTTTATTAGCAAAGCGGCTTGATTCTATGTGTAAACTTAATAGAGCTATTGGTGTTGGATATCAAGAAGTTGGTTATCAGCGTTATAAAATTATGAAAGATTATCTTGATATTATTGATGCTGGCTTAGAAAAATATGAATGGAATTGTGCTAATAGAGCAAATGGTACATGTCCATACAATATTCATCATACATGTGAATCTACAATTAGGTGTGTATATGTAGCTTGTGATGGTACATTACATGTAGGAACATGTGATGAAAGAGTATCTATGGGATATGAAATTCCTGAAGATAAACTAATCAATCCTTCATATATTCCTAAATATGAGCATATTAACCCATCAGATTATATTAGTCCCAAATGTGCATATTGTGAGTTATTCAATTTATGCAATGCATGTGGAACTAATAGAATTGAAGCTAAACTGGATCCAAATTATTGTGATGAAATGAAGAAGCTTGAGTCAAGAATAATTGAATCTGGTTGGGCATTATAAAGGAGGATATAAATGTATAAGCGTAAAACCATCTATGCATTATTAACTAGAAAATGTAATCTCTCCTGTCCACATTGTGATGTCCATAATATTGTAGATGATTTTGATAAAGAGAAGTTTCTTAGTAGGTTAATTCAAACAGAAGGAAAGATCATTCTGTTTGGAGGTGAGCCTACTTTATATCAGGATCGTCTATTTGATATTGTAAATGAATGTAAAAAAGCTGGTAGAAAAATTGGATCTATATCTACCAATCTGATGATTCTTAATGACCAATTATTAGCTCTATTTAAAGAAATTGGTAGTGTTGCAACGTCATGGAATCCTAATAGATTTACACCCATTCAATATGATATATGGTATAAGAATTGTATCAATCTTGCTATAACAGTGAATGTTAAACCAACCCTAATGATCACATTAGATAATGATCTAATGGAGATGGGTGTTGATGAATTTCTAAAAGTTGTTGATAATTGGGATCCAAATGTATTTAAGAAGATTAAAATGGAACATCTCAATTGTATTGATAACACTCCAGAATATTTTGATCGAGTAGATGATTTCCTATGTGAATTATATTCTAAATGGAGATCTGATATTTATAATGATATCAATGGACGGATCAAGAATTGGTGGTTTGATTGTACAGGAGTATGTACAATTGAGCCTAATGGAAATATTATTCCTAAATGTCCACATGATGTAAATCCAACTATTCCTGAAGAGTGTTATTCATGTGAACGAGCGGATGTATGTAGACCTTGTGTATTACAACATCATTGCTCATTCCCAAAAAAGTTTGCTAAATTAGTTTCTGATGGAGGTAATTAGAGTGACATTTAAAAACTTTCCAACATATATGACAGAAGATGAATTTATCCAATTCTGGAAGGAATACTTCGAAGAACATCAGATGAAGGAGAAAGAAGATGTAAACATTTATGTACACTATCCATGGTGTAGAAGTGTATGTAAATTCTGTATCTTTGGTGCTTTAAAACTAGAAGAGAATCGTCATCTGGTGGAACCGTATGAACGAGCAACTTTAAGAATGATGGAACGAATGGCTCCAATTATAGAAACTCAAAAGGTTTCTGAGTTGTTCTTTGGTGGTGGTACCCCTAGTTTATGGACTATGGAATCATTAAAAAGAATGACTGAAATCTTACCAAATTATGATAAGATTGGGATTCGTCGTACAGAGATACATCCATCTGATATGACTGATGAGCGAATGGAATTTATGATTAATACGATGAAGTTTCATCATATCAGTATTGGAGTTCAGTCATTTGATAAAGCATCTTGTAAAGGTCAGAACAGAATTCATATTTCTCCAGAACAACTTGCTCATGTTGTTAAGACGTTTCAGAAAGCAGGTTTATATGTAAACTGCGACCTAGTAGCATTATTCAATGGACCTGATGAGAAGAACTGGGATATCTTTAAAGAAGATCTACGAATAATGGAAACAGTTGTCCATCCTGATGCAATGACTGTATCTCCAAATTATCGAGAAGATTATTATAATAATTCTATTAAATTCCGTAAGATCATCAAAGAGTTCAATGATACTCAAACTGGTGGGTATCATTTGAATTATGGAGATCAGGCATTTTCTCTTGATAAGATGGATATTATTCGTCATATGGATAGACCTTATATTTTCCTTACTGATGAATATGCAAGATTTGTATTAGATCATCCAGTACTTAGTGAAACTAAAACTAAGGAAGAAATGGATAATCGAAATATGATTGCTTTTGGTGGTATTGATGGTGAAGGTGCATTTAGTAGAACTGCTGAATATCACTACATCAATGGTATATACATCCCTCAAGACGATGAATTCCATTATAGATGTAAAAAGAAATCAATGTTTGAAAGATTGAATATCAAGAATGATAATGATTTCTATAATAATGAAATTCATATTGGTCAGGGATTTGTACTTCCACCTCCAACCCGTGAATAACCGACAGTTCTTTAATATATTTAAGGAGGTTTAATTTATGGAATTTACTGAAAGAGATCAGCAAGCTATTAAAGAATATCTTGGATATATCCGTGCTGGTTCTAAACGTATCTATGAAATTGATGATAGTAGATATCGTGATGAAATTGCAAAGTTGATGCAAGAGGATGTAGATGCAGGTAGATCTACTGGTCATGAACGTAGAGCATTACGTGAATATAATGAACGCTATAGAAAGGATTAAGGTGAACTAATATGGCTAAGAAACATGTTATCAAATATTGGGCTAGATTACTTCAGAAAGGAACTTTTAAAGAATCCGAAGTTCCTGAAGATATCAGAGCTGAAGTAGTAGCAACATCCTTATCTCTTCCTCCTCGTGAAAGTATTTTCGATGATACGAAACCTGTTGTAGAGGAAGATGCTGAATCTACTAACACTAGTGAACCTACAGAAGAATAAAAGAATAAGAGGGAGCACAATGCTCCCTCTTATTTTACTTATTATACATAAGCTTCAACGGTTTCATTATGAGATTCATTGACATCACTGTCAAGGAAGATACACTGATTACCAGAGATCAGAATCTTGATAAGTTCAGATGCTACAGACAGAACCATTGCATCAGTCTCAGCAGAAGTAATGATATTCTCATTATACTCAAGAGTCTCAAGATCGAAAGTTTTATTCTGCTGGATAGAACTATTAATGATCTCTGCACCCTTATCAATTGCAGCCTGTTCAAGAGCAGCTACTGCTTCAGGTTCATTGGAAGTATACTGCCAACGATCAACGAGTTTGATCATACCCTGACCAGTTGCACCATGTAGAACCTGAGCATATACCATTCGAACTGCATCATAGATCATATCCAGAATACCATATCTGAGACGGATATCATTAGTAAGGCTCTTCATGTATTCATTCGGATTCTCGGTCTTCTCAGGAAGGATATCTCTCATTGCATCAATACATGCACGAGCAATTGTGATCTGACAACCAGGAACAACACCATACTTGATTGCAGAACGTACACACTTTATTACATCTTCAACGGAGTCCCAAATAATCTGTTTCTGAAGATCACTATCTGCACCAATGTAATAGATGAAGTTCTTCATCTCTAACTGAAGTACACGAGCATTGGCTTCATAGATCTTGGAAGAATAAGACTGCTTCTCTGCATCAGTAGTAGCAGTAATCTGCTCAAGATCAGTACGAGCACGGCGAAGTGCATCCTGATATTTCTCATCAGATTCAATATCCTCAACACGGAAGATAGAACCTGTATTACAAGACAGAAGAGCTTCTGCTGCCTTACCAATTACTCGATGGAACTCATAACTGTTATTATTGAGAACATCTTCAACCCATGCGTCAACAGTAGCACGATCAAACTTTTCAATCATACCAGTATACAGTTCCTGAGTAATAACTTTAGCTCTGAGAATAGTAGCCAAGTCAACAAGCTGATTAGGCTCAAGTTTACCCATTGCATACTGAGCCATAATGATATTAATTCCACCCTTATTTCTCATCTCATAAGTGAGATACTGATCAACAACAGTTTCACACATATAAGCATCATAGAAAGGAGCAAGGATAAGAAGTTTACTACCCATGGCTCTCATACATTCATTGATAGGAATAATGAACTTGTTAAACATATCAGTTTCAACTTTGTGATCAAAGATCATTACAAATACATTCTTCTCAGTAGCACTAAGATCCTGATTACGAACAAAAGCATCACTGATAAGATTGGCAGGGAAATCAAATCCATTGATTGCAGATACATAAGACTTATTAGTAGGAGAATCCTTCATTTTAATGGAAGGAGATTTAGCATTCTTATAAGTCTCAGCAATAGCATGAGCAATCTCTTCATTACCATTAGACGTTACATATGCAATATTATAAATGGAATCATAATCAGTAGGATCAATAGGTCTAGCAGCACTATGAACTCTATTCTTCAGATCCTCAATAATTTCATCCCAAGCTCTATTGAACTGACGAGGAAGCCTATATAAAGTGTTAAAAGCAGCCTTACGGCTAATAACACCATTACCACCATTATATTGCTTGAATAAAGCATTGGTAAGGACGATAGCAGTAGTAGTACCATCACCTACGGTATTATTCATACGAATACAAGGTGCTTTGATAAGATTATATATCATCCTCTTATAACGGTTATGGAAACGATACTTCATTAAGATGGCATGTCCATCTTTCGTAGCCTCAGTCATCATACCATCAAGAATGGTAGCAGATGAACCTAGAGGTCCTAACGACTTGCTTAAATTATCGGAGATAACTCCAAATACCTCATTGATCAATCCCTCGAATTCTTCTTGAGGAATAATGTTGCAATGATTCTGATTAGAATAGTCTAAAAATCCCATAGTTTCAAATCCTTTCTGTTTTATTAGAATTACTTTAGATTGTTATAGCTTCAGCTATTAATATACAAGTAAAAATGCTACAGCTACTTTAATTAAAAAGGAGGTGTTCTAAATGAAACGAAGAGAAGATATAATTTATGATCAAAAATTTGGACACATTCCTGACAGCCAATTAGAACGTATCACACATATACTTGGTAAACGTGCAGGAAATGAAAAATATAATGCTATGATTGCCTCTGAAGCAAAGAGGATAAAACGGATTAAAACTACTACTATTAAATTTACTATGTGGAAGATAGTTAAACCATCTGCTCGTCCCAGATTCAATCGTCGTGGTGGTTATGTGCGAACATATGTACCTCATGCAAAGGAAAATGGAGATTGGTTTGAAGAGTTTGCTAAAGAAAATAATCTTCCATTTATTGATACTCCATGTACCCTTAACATGTCTATTTATGAAAAGACTCCTGATTCATTTAATATGAAACAAAAGGTATTAGCTGAATTAGGTTTAATAAGACCATGGAAACGAACTGGTGACTTTGACAACTATGCTAAAGGTATAGCTGATGCTATTCAGCATGGTATGTTAGCTGATGACTGTTTAGTAGTTGAATCAACTCAGAAACTATATTACAGTATTAAACCTCATGCAGATATTGAAATTGTGTATATGAATAAGTTTCCTGAGTATTAAGGAGGTAATATCTTATGATGGGTAAAGATGTTGAAAGAATACTAGGAGGTATTAATGCAGTAAAAGATGCAGCTACCTCATGTATTTCTTCATTAGCAAATGCTACTGCATATAGATTAACTCATGAAGCTACTCATGGTGGGTTATCTACTGCACCATGTTATCCTATTGAACAAGAACATCCTGCAGGAGCATCTGGATTTGTATCTCCTATTAGAGCTGCTATGAGTGGTATAGCTTCTGATAAAGGTAAGATGGATACTCTTGCTAGTGGCCTATATACCAGCTCTAATAGTTTTAATAATGGATATGGTAGTCCTTGGACTGAACTAAATAAACTAGAAGAAGCTATTTCTACGGCAGAAGCATTTGCAGGTGCACATGCTAATCTTGATTGGTTAGGTGAGAAAGCTGGTTTATTAGGATTACTTAATGCTGTACTAAGTGCAGCTGTTGATGCCAAGTGGGCATTAACAATTTATCATGATTATATCCAAAGAGGATATGATAATAAATTCAATGGCAATAAACCTAGTATCACATTTACATCAGGTATTCAAAAAGAAACTGTTGGTAATATTAATCACGAGTATACCGACAATGTTCATATTGAGAAACCGTCTATTGATCCATTCTAAACTGGAGGTATTATTATGGAACAACTTATTGAAATTATCGTTAATAATTTCTGGCAATTACTAATTATAATTGCTTTACTGTCTCATCGATCTTGTTGGAAATATGGTATATTCCTATTATTCACAGAATTATTCTGGGGATTTAAATGGTATCTATACACCATTGTATTCATCTTCGCATTCATATTTGATGTATTTGATCTTAACCAAAAGATGAAATCTCAATATGAAAGAAAAATAAAAGATTTAGAAGATAAACTTAGAGATCCTGATTACAGATAAAAGATAGGGAGCACAATGCTCCCTATCTTTTTATTTATATGACTCATTAATATACGCAGTTAATTCTTCCAATGACATTGGATTATCATACATCTTACTGATATATCTATGAATCTTATCAGGAATAGCTAATGAGTTATCAAGTATGAAATCATATTCATCTTCTATTTCCTCTTTGGCATCAGCAATTAGTTCAGTAGCTGTTTCTTTAATAAGAGGAGATATATGAGTATCATTAAATAGAATTGCTTTTAGATTTTCTTTAAATGAAGGATCAACATTCTCAGGTGCTCTAAAGATTATTCTGATCTTACCATGATTATCTCCTTCAAAGACTTCGGGATTATCTTCTCTAATCTTATCTATCTCTCTGATAATCTCATCAGGATTTTGAAATACTTTAGAGTCAGGAGTAAACTCATATGTTTTATATACATATGCTTGCTCATTCTCATAGAATGTGAATATACCATTTTCAATTATTCCATAACCCTTGGGTTCTTCCTGGCCAAATGAATCTCTAAATAATGATCCTAAATAGAATACATTATTTCCCATTTGAGTAAAGCTATGATAATGACCAAATACAGTTATATCAGATATTTCACTGAATGTATTAGATTGAAATCTAGGTACTCTCTTCTCATCATTCTTATGGCTACTGAATGAAATAATTGGAGGCATACCATCTTCAATTGTACCATGGCCAAAGATATAGTTATATCTTTTTCCAGAATAAATAGTATTACCATAAAACTTCTGTTTGTTGTTGATATACTCTTCTGGAACATACAAAATATTGTATCCATCAATGTTTTCCTCAGTCACTGTATCGAGTAATCTGATATCAACTGTAGTATCGGTAAAGTGATAATTGAATAGTTTATATTGTGCCATCTCATGTGATTCAGTTCCATATATGATTCTTATTTTTGTATTAGATCTTTCACATGCTCTAATTAGGAATGACATTACATTGATTGCGCATGACACATATTCTTCATTTACTTTAAATAACCTATGGAAGTAATCTCCAAGAATAACTACCATATCAGTCTTTGTAAACATTACTTCTTTTTCAATGATATCAGTTATAACGTTATATGTGTAAGTAGTATCTTTGATACTACCAATATGAATATCAGCAAATAACAATATTCTCATATCTAAAACCTCCATAAGATTTTATTTTATCACTTAATAATATATTATCGAATGAAGAATAAAATAATAAACACATTAAGGAGGATCTATCAAATGACACGCAAATTAATCCAACGGCAGCCCAATTATATCAGAATTGGTAGTACTCACATGTGGTTTAACCCCACGGCACAAAACTATTATCAAGTAAATGATAATTTTACTAGAGCAGATGATGTACATGTTTACTTAACTAAAGCATCTGTAATTACCAATGAATTACAGGAATTTCTATCAAAGTTTTTCAAAAATGGATATAATTCTCCTTTAGTTACTATCCATATTCCTAGATATATAAAAGATAGTGAAACTATTCTTGAAGATTTCGTATTCTCAGATACATTTTATGTTAATCCAGAGGATCTGCTTAGATTCGAAGTCCAGTATGTATTGAGTGAAATTAAGATTAGGATCACGCTTAGAAAAGATATTCCTGTCGATTACATTCCTAATTATCATGGTTATATCAAGCATGCTGTTATACAGAATTTTAGAAGATGTTGTCCAAAAGAAAAATTGGAGAGATTCAACAATGATGATGAAATATGGGATTATATAGTTACTGAGAAAAATAATAAATTGGAGGAATAAACAATGGAGTTACATATCACTGGTCTTTATGGAATTAACAAAAGTAATTATGTTAGATCGAAAAATATGTTAATAATGCTAAATCCTACAGCAGAAGATATAAAAGATATGGAGGATGTTATTAAACAAAATTACCGAGTTCATATCTTTATTACATCACCATATATTTTCACAGAAGAGTTCAATGCAGCATTTGATAATCTTACTGATTGGGCTAAATACTATATTCATGTTCCTAAGGTTATTAAAGATCTTAAAATAATTGCAGAAGATGCTATTAGGCCTTTAAGAGAACATAAAGAAATCAAAGTTATTCTTGAGAAGAAAGGTCCACTATTTGCAACCCCTTGTATTAGAGGAGGTCACTTTCCTATCAAGGTTAACTATAATGACAATGCCATTGAAATTAACTTAAGATTAGGAGTATCATCATATGGAAGTTATTTTCTAAATAATAATGGAGCTATTCAAACTACTCCTATGGCCATTAATCCTGCCTTATTTAAAGATCAAATTATAGAAAACTTTAAGAAGGCAACTCCTGAATTAATACTCAAATCATTTAGAGATGATAATGATATTTGGGATTACATCAACAAAAATGGTGAATGGTCAGTCAAGGAGGAATAATGTATGAGTTTATTAACACCTATCAAGGATCTATTTAGACCTGTACTCAGTGATAGAACGATCCTTAAATATAATGCAAAAGGATTACTAATCGAAGGTGAATTGAGTGAGAGTCAAATTCAACCTAATAGCATCGATCTAACTCTTGGTAATACATGGAAGAAATTAAAGCATAATGATACATATACCAAAACTGAACCTGTGTATCTTGGTAATAATTCTCATGTATCTACCATTGAGAAGATTATTGATCCTAGGAAACCTGTAGAATATGTTCAAGGTTTATTTAGTACATCCCCTGAATTTGATGGAGAGTATTATAAACTAATGCCTGGTGAATTTATTCTTATGGCATCTAGAGAGATCCTAAATATTCCTAATGGTATTCTTAGTTTCGTTCAAGGTAGAAGTTCTATTGCTAGACTTGGTATCCAAACCGAACAGGCTGGTTTAATTGATGCTGGATTCAGAGGTACTATCACTTTCGAGATCTTCAATCAAAGTCAGTTTCCTATTATTCTATATACTGGAATGAGAGTTGCTCAGGTATACTTCTTTAAAGCTGAGCAAGCTAATAAAGTATATGGATTGGAAAAAGGATCTAAATATAGTAATCAGATTGAAGCTACCGGTAGTAGAATCCATATGGATAAAGAATTAAATAATGAATCTCCTGTCTATAATAAGGTAGATGCATCTGAATTCAAAATGGTTACACCTTGAAATGATTAAATAGAGAGGTCTCAAGACCTCTCTATTTCTTTCATGTTTTAAGACAACATCAAGACTAACAAAATTAATGTTTATATATTCTTGATTTATAATGCATGAGGAGGTTTTAAAATGGCAGAGTATCAAAGTAAATTCATCAAAATCATTTATACCCCTAGGTGGAAAAAGTTTACTCCTCCACTTTGGTGGTGTTTCAGGTGGGCATATAAGATATCAGAATATGAAGAGTATTCTGGTGTATTTCCACTAAGCATAACTTCTAAAAATAATATAAATCTTAAACAAACCCAGCGAGGAGGAAATGGGAGTAACCAAGTACAAATAGGATTTGTGAGTAATCAATATCATAATGAATCCGATAAAACTAAAATCAACTTTCCTTGCAAGCTTAAGTATCTGATTGATGTTGTATTCTCACATAATGAATTAGTAATGATCTGGTATGAAGATCCTGAGAATCATCACTATAGTAAATTATGGTGGAAAGGTCATGCTCATGAATTACCAACAGAAATTTTAGAATCAGAATTCATAAAGATTAAAGGAATTATCCAAGAAAAGATTACTGATTCTGATTACATTTCAATTGAAGTTAGGAGGAAAGATTAATGCTAAGATATTTAAATGATCTACCTAATGACTTCGTCGATCAATTAAATATTGATCTGATGAATAAAGCATTTGATAAACCATTGGAAGAATACATATTCGACTCATTCAAAGGATTTGAAATTCTGCCCAATATTAAAATCCTTGGATATGAGTGGGTTCCCGATGAGGATAAATATGATATCAATGACCATGTCATTCGTCGTAACTCTAATAAGAATAAGGTCATTAAGAATATAGCTGAAACTCGTTGTGGTGTAATGTATATTGACATTGAGGTATCTGGTCTTGATAAGAATGGTGTGATGAAAGTTCACTATATCAAGAAACCTCTTGTCATTCCTATTGAAGATAGCCATGGTTATTATCTTATTAAAGGAAAGAAATGCTATCTAATCTATCAGATGGTAGATAAGATGTTATATCCATCCTTTGGTGCTGTAACTATTAAATCCTTAATGCCTATCTGTGTTAAGACTACAAAAGAAAACTTTACTGATCAGGGTGGTACGGAATATACAATTCCTATTTATAACATCCAGATTTTTAAGTCTGCAATCAATGTATTAATGATCTATAGTAACCTTACTATCACTAAATGTCTCAATTTCATGGAAGTAGATCGTTTCATTCATATTGAATGTAAAGACAAAGAATATCCTCAGAGTGATAAGGTGTTAAGATTTGATTGCGGAAAGAAAAGTAATATCATTGTAACTGTAATCAAAGACATCTTTGAGAAAGAGATTTATGTACAGTCTGTAGTTGGTTGTCTGATTAAACTATTCGAAGAAACCAAGATTGCTTATGAAGATATTGACAACTGGGAACAGTGGATGATTCTTGTTGGTGGAAAGAATACCATTCGTCGTGGTCAATATCAGCATATCTTCTTCAATCGTTTGTTAGATGATGTAACCAGAAAAGAGCTCAAAATTGATGACTATGATAAACAGAATATCTATTATCTTCTGAGATGGATCATTCAGAATTATCATACTCTATGGGCGAAAGATAATCTATCAATGATTAATAAGAGACTCCGCTGTAAAGAATATCTTGGAACTCTAATTACAGCTGAAGTATCTAAGCGTATTAATCGTATCGTTAGTCTAGGTGACAAAGCTACTATTAAAGAGTATCTTAATCTATTCAAGTTCCCTGAAGATATTTTCATTACTAAGATCTATAGTAGTGGTGTTCTTAGATATGCTGAGACAAACTCTGATATGGACTTCGGTAATAAATTAAAGCTTACTAAGAAAGGTCCTAATGCACTTGGTGCTAATGATAGTAGACGAATCCCGATCCGTCAGAGAACTCTCCATCCTAGCATGGTTGGTTGGTTAGATCTTGCAGATTCATCTTCTAGCGATCCTGGACAGTCAGCATCTCTATCTCCTTATTGTGATATGAAGTCTATGTACTTCGATGAATCTCTGTATGAAAATGAGATGCACTATAAGATTGCAAAGTATCTAGATGAATATCCTCTCGATGATGATCATGAGGAACTAAGGATTGTTTGTGATAGTGAGACCGAATACAATAATGTTCTCAATGCTCTATTCAAAGCGTCTGAAGGAAAGATAAAGATATTCGGTACATCAAACAACCCAATGGAAATTGTTGTCGAACGGGATCCTCGTGAAGGATATCGTGTATTCGATGAGAATTTCTTGATGAATTCGGAGGAGGAATAAATCAATGAAGCAGATTGTTAAATATAGAATACTCACCATTGCTGGTAAGTTGACAATGGAAGTCCGTCTTACAGTAAATGATTCGGCTGCTTATATCAGCATGAGAGATGGAGTTAAATATGTAAATGTTAATATGACTCCTTTCATCGGTATATCTCTTACAAAGCCAGCAGAGATCGATGAAAGTGGAAATCGTATTAGAGCTCCATGGAATCCAAACGATCATTTAGGTTTAACCAAGTACAATCTTCCTATTCTATATGAAGAGTTACATGGTATTCAGCAGGATATGAAACAAGCTAACCTCTATACTTATCATGGTAAGAGACTTGAGATTAATGAAAATCTTGCTGAAAAGGTTCGCCGTGTATTCATGATTGGCAATATCACGGTCGAGTTATCTGCTGTTGTCATTGTACAACTTGATGAGACTAGAGTAGAAGGTGTCAAAATGAAGTTCAATAAAGAACCTCACTCTGTTCTCTTAACAGTGAATGAACTAAATTCACTAGTATTCAATATTGCTCATATGGATATTGATGCTATTACATTAGCAATGTATCAAGCATTCATTGATAAGCCTGCTAATAGTATTACATCCAATACAGTCAATGTTGATTTCCCTCTGCCTCCTCCCATGGATGTAGATATTGTACCTAAAGAACGAGGATAACTAAATACATACAGGAGAGCCCAGTTCGGCTCTCCTGTATTGTACTTTGATTATATATTATAAAAATGATTAGGGATAAAGAATGTTTCAAATATTAAAATGTATTGGTAGGTGATTATATGATTGGAATTATCCCGAGTAACAATAAAACCTTTGAAGTTCATGGTAGTTTTAATACTGATAATCCAATCGAAGGAAAATTGTATTATCACCCTGAAACCGAAAGATTGTATTTCTATTCCAAGAAAGAGAATAGAGCAAATCCCAGGACTGGGTACTTTCCTGTATGGGATGGTAAGAACACATATACTTCCAACTTTGCAATAGAAAAGTATTTCAATAAGGATGTAACCAAAACGGATATTGCAAGTATGTGTTCTAGAATCAGTAAAGATGTTGCCAAAGAAGTCCTGTATAAACAGAGACGAAGTGAGAATAATGAAATTCTTAAACCACAATTAGCTGATGGAGATAACATGTTTACTCAGTGCATCAAAGGAGTTATCAATGTCAAACAAATTACAATGGTTGATCTTATTGATATGGCTTCTCCACTATTATCTCCTAAAGCAATTGAAAATTATTATGCTGCACTTATCCGTATTACATTCATGCGACTCGATAAATGGAACATATGGGTTGATGATATACTTCATCTCAGTTATAAGGTCGAGGTATATAGAGATGGAAAGAAATTGCTTACATACCAATATCCAAAGAATGAGTTCGATACTGGTATAGTTAAGTATGATAGTATAATCAATACCCAAGATGATCCATTTAAAAAGATTATTAAGATCTTAATGATTATGGAGAATATAACAAAGAACTCGTTAAGATCTGATGAAATTGATGATTATACCATCAATAATATGATGACAACATTGAATGGTAAAAAGTCTTTGTCTGCTCAATTGTTTAGTCGATTCATCCGTATGGCTAAGTTATCATACACTGTTACGATCTATGATAACGGCAAAGAAATATTTGAATATCAGGAGTAGAAATGAGGTGATATAATGTTAAGAAATATCAACTATTTTCAGTACCTAATGAATATCCCATCATCTGAATATACTGCTGGGGCTACATTGATAATTGATATAAAGCATAGTACCGCTAATATCAAATTTGCGAATGACGAAACCAAGGAAAAGTTTGATGAGATCATGGAAGAGTATTATGAACAAACAGTTGATTTTATCAAGTTCCTTAAGATCGCAAGTCAACTTGGCCTAGATGTTGATGGTGATACTGTAACTCTTGATCTCTTTATTACAATCAGAGATCAGTTGGATTTGGAATAAGGAGGTCAATGGTGGCTAAAGAAGATCTAATTGAGATGGAAGGTGCTGTAGTAGAAGCACTTCCTGGTGGAATGTTTGATATTCAAACAGATGATGGTAATAAAGTATTAGGTCATCTATCTGGTAAATTAAAGATGAACCATATCAGGGTCTTAGTTGGAGACCGAGTAACAATTTGTGTATCCCCATATGATACAAGTCGAGGCCGTATCACATGGAGACATAAAAAATAATAATGGAGGTATTAGATATGAAATTCCTTGATAAGAAAGGCAATACCCACAGATCATATTTGGGAGCTATGGCCAGTGATGTAATTGGCATTATTCGTCCCAATAAGAAGAAACCTGTAACACCTGTTAATATTCCTATGGATGATAATTTTATTGATGATATGCATGATGATGATATCATCGATGTAGATTGTCAACCTGCAGATGAAGAGGAACCTGTATATCCTATGGATGAGGTATTTGAACCCGGAGTAACTCCTAAGATTCCTATGGATAAAAAGAAGCATACTGCAAGAATCGACTTTGAAAATCATCAGATTTACCTTGAGGATCAAGATGGAAAAGTAATCACAACTACGAGATTTGATTCCAGACTTGATAACTGTCCTACTAAGGATTTATTTAATATGATATTTGATGAGGTTCAAAGCACAAGTCATATCGATCCACCATCAAATGGTTAAAATAAAGAGGAGGGGATCATCTCCCCTCCTTTATTTTTTAATTAGTCTTCTTTTTTACCGTCTTCTTCTTTCTTAACCTTAGCTTCTACTTCCTTACGGATAGCATCAATTTCTCTTGTAAGTTCAGCATTCATCTTACGGTCAATGAAGATGACAAAGGTGCGTCTAGTATTCTTTGTATCACCAGCAAGCTTAGACTTCATATTCTTGAAGTTAAATAACTGACCATAACCATAGCACTGATAGCACAGAATCTTATATTTACCAAGCTTATCAGCAAATTTCTCAGTCAGACGCTTACAGAAATCAGTGGCATTCTGAGTCTCAATATCAAACATACCGATCATCTGCCAATAGAAGTTCTGACCAAATACTCTCATATTGAAACGAGACTTGAGACGATTCCACCAGCCCAGATCATAGAAATCAAGACCTTCTTTCTCAATCTCATCAACAACATCAGAACGTAGATCCTTAACCAGATCTCTAATCTTTTCTTTATCAGATCTATTAACGGCCTCAAACATAGGACCAGAGATCATGGCTTCAACAAGAGCAGCCTCTTCGAAAGCTTCCTGCTGACGGATTAGAGAATCATCAATAACCTGAACATTCTCTAACATCTCCATCAGTTCATAACCTTCCTTGAAGCTCTTCTTCAGAGCAGCAAGAGCAGCATCATACTGGTCAGTAGTAAGAGTTACCTTATTGGGAACAGGGATACTCTTATCATCATAAGGCTTAGCCTTAGGAGTCTCACTATCTCCACCAGGAATACTTACACTAGCAGCATCATAAGGCTTAGCCTTAGGAGTCTCACTATCTCCACCAGGTACAGGAATAGAAGTTTCCTTAGCACCAGTTGCATCCTTATCAAAATGCTCTTCAGGATGATTCGTATCGGGATTCTTATGAGCAAATTCAGCAGTTTCATTGATATTCATAGAGAGGATATCATTATCGCCCATATTATCAAAGTTCTCAAGATTAAATAGACCTTTACTCATTTCAAACATCTCCTTTATTTATTATAAATTATTAACGTGTTTCCTTGATTAACGTTCTGTAAATCCATAATCGATAGAAATCCACTTATCTCCACGTTTACCAACGTTTCCAGAGTGAATATCAGATATATTAACTGATAGACCTGTATCATGAACTACCTGATTCAAGTCCTGACGTAATTTATTAATTGCTGCGTTAACTTCAAAGCTATTTTTATCAAAGTTAGTATCAGCCTTTTCCATAGATATTACGCATTTGTTGGTAGTAGCTTCTTCAACCCTAGCAATTATATCTTCACGATTATGTTTCTTCAATGTGTTGTAAACCATTAACTCAGCATTGTTAGCACGTACACCGTATTGATTAATTGCGATCTTGGTTACAACATCTTTACCAGTTGGGAATAGAGCTAAACGACTTTGACCCATCTTAGGTCTCATTTGATTAGCATCTCCACGCATATCACTAGAGCATACAGCAAATGCGTTAAATGCAACATATTTAGATGGAACATTACCTTTGATACAACCCTCAATGAATTTACTTAAAGTTTCATTATCATTGATAATGCCAACATATTTAGCATCAATCTCATGCATCTTGGTCATTGATCCAGTAATCAAAGTTATTCCAAACTGAAGATGATATGCTAGTTCTGCTAACTTATTTAATGCTTTCAATACTAGGGGATTATTTCCACCAGGAATACTTTCAGGATCATCATAGAAAGTAAAAGATTGATTGAATGCATTAAGTGTTTCATTAAATTGATTAATTTGGTTCATTGTCAAACCAAAAGAATTATGTACACTAATTCTACCAAATAGTGCTGTTGTAAATTTTTGAACATCATTTGAAAATGTGGTAGCATTAAATAATCCCTGTTCCCAACTTTTAGCATCTAGCTGCTTAATAATATTTGTAAATTGAGACATATAATCAGGATGATCGATTAAGAAATAAATCATTAATGCACCATCCCAAGCAGCTACAGGTTCACCATGTGCAGGAACGTAATCCTTTATATCAGGATTATTCCTATAATTAGGATTCTGTGCATGAGCTTCAGGGGATATTCTATTTGGATAAAAAACAATTTGATCATTCTCGATCTTACAGATAAGATCTTTATAGGCAAGTTCTATTGTATTAGCCGATGGAGGAACTGTGTTATCTGTCACCTCTGGATTAAACTCCAATTTGATGGATTTTGGTTTATCTTTACCTTCAGATTTAGGCTTACTCTTAGAAGCACTAGCAACAGCATCAGGAATTACTTCTTCCAGAATCTGATCAGCAGATTTTGATTTTCTAGAAAATAATCTCTTTATGAATGAAGTAAAACGATTCCATTGTTTTACTAACCACTGCCAGAACCGTTTAATTAGAGCCCATAATTTAGAAAAGACATTCTTCTTTGTAACAGGATTAGTAGATGCTTCAGCTAAAAAAGAAGCCATGAAGTCATCGCCTTTTTCGAAATAGTTATCAAAGTAGACGTCATCTAGTAAATTAGATATAGGATCTAATGCAAACTGTTCTGTTATTGCATTAGCATATGACATTTATGTACATCTCCTTTCTTTAATAAAAAAATGAACCCCCTTAACAATTAGGGGGTTCATTTTTATCACTTGTTGAGTTCATCAACAAGCGACTGCCATTCTTTTTCTGCTAGGGGTGTGAAAATTCTTAATTGTGTTTTTAGATCTCTCATCATCTCACAGAGGATGCCATATTCATATATTTGTTTCATTGTTGGCATCTCCTCAGATGGATTATCAGGTGTTTTGCGTAATGCTTCAATGTCTTCTTCAGTATACTTATAAGTCCATTTCTGACTATCACCAGTAACATATTTAGATCCATCAGGTTTAGGAATACGAGGTAATTTACGACTCATAGTAGATTCTCCTAAATTAATCAACGTAGAATTCCTTCATGTCATCCAACCTGATACAAGCAAGGCGCCCACCTTCAACATCGCTAAACTGATAGGCTGCTCCGCAATCAATACCAATAATATTACCCTTATGATAAATTTCCATTGGTACCTTTCCAGTTAGATTACATGTAGGAGTATGTCCAAAGATCGTTATGAAGTTATCAATCTCAGAAAATACATGGATAAGCTCTCTTTCCCATACAGAGAAATATGCTCTAGATTCGCCCATGAGTTGATCTTCAAGTGCATCATACAACTCACAAGGAACTGCATGAACCAACTTAAAGTTCTTACCATTGACTTCAAGATCATACTTAAGAGGGAGATCATTTAGATATTTCTTAATCTCCTTCTTCTCCTCAGATGAAAGTTTATTCCATGCCTGGAAAGTTATTCTACCCCCATTCATAAACCATTGTTTCTTCAGCTCATAGTTCGGTAAACCAGCTGTACATCCTTCAGGTTCATACGGAAATCCAAGTGCATCCATCATCATATACTCATGATTACCAAGAAGCATATGGACATTCTCCATCTTAATGATTCTCTGGAGAAGTTCGATTCCATAAGGATTCCTATCAACTATATCACCCAGGATGAACAGTTCGTCGCTATCAGAAAAATTGATCTTCTTAAGCATACTATCAAAAGCTTTCTTATTGCCGTGAATATCAGACATAACATAAATCATACTTCTCATCTCCTTTCTTACTAATATAATATATATTTAGCAAGAAATGAGATACTATAAGTATTATTTGTGTATGTTTGGAGTATCATTGATTATATATTCCATCGTCTACCAACATAACTTCGGTTGATTGCAGCATAGTCAACAGCCACATATTCATCCTTACCATTATTATGTCTAATACCAATATTCTTATGATGGATATCTTGTGTTACATTAACAGGAATACTATGTTTCTGCATAATATTCTCAATATGAGATCTTACCCGAAAAACGATATGCATAGGAGCATCTTCTTTAGTATCAACTCGTTCAACTGTACTAACACAGCCATTTTCACTAACATTAATGACTCTAGCCAGTATACTTGCATCACCAGTTTCATCAAACTTCTGATAAATATTATACTCAGACATATTAGAGTTAATACCCCATTGAGATAATGCAAGTTTATAAACAATCTCTTCATTAGGCGGGAAGAATACAACACGAGATTGACCCCAAACAGGTTTAAATGCATCACCATCACCCTTAAGATTTTTTGTAGACACTAAGTAACTGTTGAAAGATAAATACTTAGCAGGGAACTTAGCTTGAATACACTTCTCTACAAATTTACTTAAAGTTTCAGGATCATCAATAGTTTCACAGTAAGAAGGATCAATTGTGTAAACTTCTTTAATTGCTTTGGTGATAAGATTCATACCCATCTGGATTGTAGTCATTGTACCAGAAAAAGCATTGATAACACTTATATCTCCGCTGAATTTAACATATGGATTGGAAACACCTTCAATTGCTTTCAGGATATCATTGATTACACCTTGGGTATCCATTAACTGTCTAAGTGTAATATTATGAGGAGATTTGATATAACCTTGATCATTAGCACCATCTTGAATGAGTCTACAGAAATTGTTTACATCATTTAGGGTACTACGTTCAATATGATCTGCATTAATAGCTCTAGCAATATCATAACCCATATTCTTTAAGACGTTATTCTTATCTTCAATTAACTTGAGGGTATATAAGAAGCAACGTATATCAGGGCCAGGATCATTACCAGGCATCTTACCCTGTGCACGCTTAAGTAGATTTGCCCAAATAATCTTATTGGTAGTAATGGTAATAGTTTCACCATCTTCCTCAAACTTTAAAAACATCGGTTTCAACATTAACTCGATTTCTTCAGAGCCAATATTGATTTCGGATTTATCACTTGCAGGAATGTGAACTTTACCTTCCTTGATGTCTTTTCTAGAAACAACACCAAGTTCAAGTAAGATCTGTTCAGTACTCTTGGTCTTTTTCTTAAACAGAGACTTGATAACATTGATAAGATTACCTAGAGCTTTCCAGATCCACCTAAATACTTTCTTTAATAGTTCCCATAGACGAGTAAGGACATTACTCTTTGTTACAACTCCATCAGATGCTTCTTTGATAACATCTTCATAGAATTTGAATCCATCATCGAATACACTAAAGTCTGTCTCTAGATATTCTTCTAATGGATTCAGTTGGAATTTCTCCATTAATAACGCATCCATTCTTACTATCTCCTTTCAAAAATATTATTCAAGATTATATAGATCTTTAATTAGATTATTCACATAATCATGAGATACAGTTACAATCAGTCGATATGTTCTACGAGGGTTTGGAGATAGTAGAATCAATTCCCTATTCGTCCAATCTATATAGAATAATTCATTATCGAGGATTTCCCCGTTTTCTCTGAATTGAACTTTAATAAATCTTTCCATAGGAATTCCAAACTTCAAATGGTGATCTATTACTAATCTTAATGATTGATTTAGGATACTATCAATTGAAATACTATTTTCACCTTGCTTTAGTTTAAAGATAGGCCAGCTAAGAATAGTCCATCCAACCGGTAAATCAAAATCATTAAGATTAATAGTATCGGAAAAGATTGGAACAATAGTTTGATCTTCCTTAGTAGGAACGTGAATTTGTTTCTTCATGTCAGGACTATTGAGAGTTAAATACCCAATAGTATTAAATTCACATCTGACTGAGAAGGTGATTTCATAACCTCTTCTAATCTGTCCATCTTTGACACCAGGTCCAGCTTGAGGAACTTGAAATACAGTATCAATATCAGCGATGTAGTACATGAAGAATTCATCAGAATTAGAGCCACCCTTGAGTTTATATGTAATAGGATAATGCCAGATACTATTCATATATGTCAAGAATTTATATACAGATTCATCTTCATCATGTACATTTACTTTAGCAACATTACCAAGTAAGCTACAAAACTCTCCAGGCAGATATAACTCTAGAGGTGCACGGACAAACTGATTATGCCCAACAGGAATCATATTATGGATATAAGACATATAATTTACTTGCTCAGCAAATGTGTTAAATGTCATAATCACATCAATATACATTACTGCTCGATTATAATGACCATGGATATAGATACTTTTTCTAGGATCTTCAGCTAATGGTAGTAGAGAACCATCTCCATAGAATGCATGAGTATTAGTAAACCTAGCATTCATTTGAGTATTAGCTAAGAATCTATCATCATCTTGACCAAACATAATTCTAGGAACAAGTACCATGATTGGAAGTTCCTTTTTCTGCAACTGTTTAGGTAGATGAGTAACTTGTCTACTAGCAAGAGTAGTACTAGCAGTTACAGTCTTAAATAAATCAGGAGGGAATATATCTAAGATATATTTCTCAATTACAGACATTACATTTCCATATGTATGGGATGCTGAAGTATTACATATTGCTCCAGTATTTTTAATGTGGTCACCATATTCAGCACCAACATTTCGTTCATATTGTACACCCTGAACATTGATATCTGGATTAGATATCGATGGATTATAATTACCGATCATTCTATTCACCTTCTTTCTGTTATTAGGATGTAATTTACCTTTACGTAAATATGAGGAGGGATATAATATCCCTCCTCATTATATCAAGATGTTATTAGTAAATGAAGTGGTGGGATGCCGACCGGATCATCCCACCACTTTCCTATATTAAGATATAATCCCCATGCGCTTAAAGAAGATATCAATCAGTTCTTTGAGAGAATTCGCATTGTATATCTTAATAATAGGCTGATGGAATTCAGTAATGTTTCTCATACCATTCAATCGTAGAAGGGCCAACCATAATTCAGTGGTGCCATAGAGTTCATAACTAACCGATTTTGGTTTGTAGAACATTGACTGAGGAACGTTGTAATACTGGACAATCTGGTCCAGTTCCTGTTTATAATTAACGAAAAAATCACTAATTGGTATTTTAAAGATGTGATCAGGATTATTCACATCTCCCACCAATAGTGTTTCATAGAAGTTCCTTAATGATATGGTCTCTTTCTTTCCATCAGCTATGTATTTATCGATATACGTGATGTCTGGTAATGCCATTAGTACTTCTCACCTCCACCAGGAAGAGCAGTATTTTCATTAGCATTCCTATTGTAACCTCTAATTGCATCTTCCGTACCAAATACTCGATAAGATTCATTAGGATCACCATTACGACAAATAAGAAGAAACTGTCGACCCATAACAGTTTGATTCTCAGCATCATAATATTCCAATGGAGCTCTACCGATGAATTTAGTAGTAAGAAAATTCTGGCATTCAATTGTACATTCCAAACAAAGCTTAGTATCTTCATCATTTAAAAATATAGATGAATCAATTTCTCTTGGTTGTACACATGCTTCTTCAAATGGAACATTAGGCATTAGAGAAGTTGAATGAATTTTATATACACCAACATCTGTGAATCTATAGTCTTGAGCCGATCTACATACACTCTCTTCAACTACTCGCTCTACATTGTATGTACCATTAATCATACTACTCTCACCTCCTTTTATAAAATATTATACTTTTATATGATACGGTTCAATAATAAGAAAAATATATGGAGGGGTTTGAACCCCTCCATATATTTCATTATTTAATTATTCCTCAGCCTTAGGCTCAGATTTAGGCTCAGATTTGGGATCCTCTTCCTTCTTACCAGCACCCATAAGCTCATTGAAAGGCTTAGTTAATGCAATAAGAATATCCTTGCGGTAATTGTATACATAGTTGTACATGCTCATGGTATTAGCACAGACTACCAGCAATCTGTTATAAAGCTTCATAGCAGCAGGACCATTGTAGTTAGTTACAGCCTGACCCTCAGTCTCAGCCATACCTTTCAGCTTCTGCTCAACCTGCTTCAGCCGTTCAGTAACTTCCTTAATGGTAGTATCAGATAGATCAAGAGTGATGGAACCCTTTGCAATATCTTTATTAATCATAGTCTCAAGACGACTGATGTATCTATTCTCGGTACCATCAGAAACAGTCTGGCTATTATCACGACCAAAACTGAAAGTATTCATGGTCTCAGAGAATTTCTTAGCATCAATTACCTCAGGATACTTGTTAGTACCATTCTTAGGTAACAGCTTTACACTAACTGCATTCTTACTGAAAGCAGCCTTGAGCTTATTCTTGGTATTCTTATCTTTGATACCATTAATAAGAACATTCCAATCAGGATCTACATCAGCATTGCTAGGAGCAGAGATCTCATAACCATCATCGATGTATTTCTGAGGCCAAGCATTCTTGATTGCACTAGCAAGCTTCTCCTCACCCATCTCATCAATGGATTTGATCTTACCCTTATACTTAGCTTCAAACTTATCAAGGTTGGCAGCACGACGACGCAGATTTTCAAAGATTCGTACAAAGAAACGACCAACGTTTCTCAGAGCTTCCATAATCTTGTTCCAAGCTTTCTTCAGGAAACCTTCCTTCTTAGAAGCGGCTGCACTAGCAACATCCTTAGCAGTCTCTTCATCAGTAGCTTCGATGAAATAGCTCTCATCAAACTCAGTATACTGCTCACGGATCTCAGCCATGTTTTCTACCATAAACTGCTGAGATTCAGCATACTGGGTCATTAGTTCGATCTCATAGCACTCTTTCATCATCTCAAAATGTTCTTTAGAGTGAGCAAAATTCTCATACTCTAAAATTAGTTCTCCATACGTTTTAGCCATTGTGGAATCCTCCTTCAATTATAAAATAATATTTGTAGTATGGGTATTTACTGCTTATTGATTAGTCATGTTAATGTTGAGTTTCAGGTAGTAGATCATTTGCAGCATCACGAGCAACAGAACTGTTGTTAGTAGTAGCAACCTTAACTAAGAACTTCTGAGCTAAAGCTTGAGCTTCATCATAATGATCCTTCTGAATCTCTAACTTCATTTTATTCTTAATAACAGCTGCCTTTTTATACATCTGATACTTTTCAGTATCTTTCTGACGAGCAATAAGAAGAGCACATACAGAAATTAACTGAGCCATCCGAGTCTTATTATCAAAACTGATAATATTACGCTCCATTAGTACAGATGCTTCAGAAAATGCTTCATTGATCTGATCTGCAATACTTCCTTCAAAACCCTGCATAACAAGAATAGGAGTAAAGATCTGATTGAGTTCATTCAATAGAGAATCTTCATCCATACTATTATTAGGATTTACAGGAGCAGCAATAGCATCAGTGCCAGCAGTTTCAATGCTATCCTGAATTTCATCCATACTTTCAAGCATTTGAGTCCATCCCATTAAGTGCCCCTTCATAGGACCAGTAGGATTAGTACCAGCAGTAGGGGCATTATGAGCAATATCCTTGACTGCTTCACCATCACTATCAATGGTCTTTTTATATTGAGCCTGTAGTTTATGGAAATGGGAGTTCATCTTATCCTCATCAACAGGACGATTTACATTTGCCATTTAAGTCTCACTCCTTTATCAATTATTTTAAACCCATTTTATCTGAATAGATTAAGAATTAGTTTCTTTATCTTGTTCAACTTCAGCAAGATCTTGTTTATCAATGGCAAGTTTAGATACATCATCCTGAAGTTTAGAATCAGTAGCCTGAATATCTACTCGCTTAATTAGTTCTTCTAAACTATCAAAGTCAAGTTGAGGTAAATATTCTTTGGCTAACTCTTTACGCAGGAAAATCTGTTTATCTGTGGCATTACCATTCTCATCTTCCATTTCAGATTTCTTGTAGAAAATGGACATAACTAATTCAACCAACGCATTGAAATTAGTAATCATTTCAGATGTAATGGATAGATCTTGTTGCTTAATAGCATTAAACTTAAATAGGAAAGATTGAATTATATCATCTTCCATATCAGTACAATGCTTGAGCAACATTCTGTAGAGTTTAGTTAAACCCTTATTGAAATCAATCTTATAAGAAGAAACTGTAGATAAGAATCGAGCATTAGCCAACTCAAGAGTCTTAGCAAAATCAGCTTCATCAATAGCATTAATCATCATCAGATGAGGAACGCCAGTACCACTAATTGCTTGACGCCTTTGCTGCTCTAGGAATTCCATATTAATAGGATTCTCAACTGCAGCAATTGTATCAGTTTCTAATGCACGATAATCATTACGACCAGCAGGAAGAACCATCTCTCCCATACCACCGACTTTATTTAATACACCTGAATAGGAATAGATATCATCGATGGTAATTCTTCTGGATTGGAACTTACGCATAGTACGTTGAATCTGAGCAGCATAGTCCTTATTCAATCCAGATGATTTCAGATAATGAACTCGAGTTGTATTATTATTTAATGTATAAAGCATGTTATACATTGTGAGCATGAGATACATACGAGCAGGGAACATAGTAGGTTCAATTACAGAATGACCCCTACCCTCTTCATCCTCATTAATAACAAAACGAACTACTTCATTCTCAGGAATATAGATAAATGAGAGTTTGCCTTCTGAGAACTTATGAGCCATGATTACTTCAGCAATTTCACTCTTTAACTTAATATTCTTTTCAAGCATTTTCTTATCAAAAGACTTGATAATCATATTAGCTAGAGTATCCACCATATTCTTATCTCTAGTATAGTTCTGGAAAGATAAATCAACCATACCATTAGGATTAGCAGCATTCGCTTGAAGATCCATAGTAGTTGATACATAATAGTATCCAATAACTCGTCTATCCATACGAATAGGTACTAGACGTAAACCATCGAGATACTTTAAATAACAACCTTTGATATGGCTGAAATCTTTAATGTTATCAACAACATCTTGATCAATGTCAGCAAATACACTGCTAGAGATTTTATTATAGTTAAGAGTCTCACTGAAGTGTTCAATCTTTTCACCAGATTTGGATTTACTCTGAGATGAGGCATACTCATGTAATACGAAACTCTTAAATGCTTCTGCTCCCATTTCAGATAACATTACAGAAGATCCATTGTATACATCAATATTTCTCAGTAGAGATCCAATTCCATCATGGTTAACTTTCTCAGGAACTACTTTTACAGAAGGATCTTTTTCAATTTGATATGTATCAGACATATCATTTTTAACTCCAGTTGAAGCAGATTCCATTAAAGTTTTAACATTTTCTTCACTATACAAAGACTTACCTTCAGTAAAGCTTTCATAAACTTCAGTAGGAACACTTTCCTTGAAACCTTTACTGATATGGAATCCTTTCCCATCCCCATATTTACTATCATGAATAGATTCAAGTTCAGCAAATAATTTTGAATATGGGACAACTTGAATTGTATGCTCACCAATAGTAAGAGTATTAGGAACAATGAAGTTTTTGATAGCCATTAATAGATCATATCTATTTTCGATTTCCCTAACTTGAGATTCTAATGCTTCATTATCCTGATGATTCTCAAAGATAATAGATCTAGATACTTCACCAGTTGAAACATTACTCTCAATAATAGAATCTCGAATTACATAGATAACATCTCGCATTTCTGGCATCTGCGTACAGATATTGCTCATATCTCTACGCATCAAAAGTTCACTATGATTCAACGTATCTACGGTCACATAATCTGATCTAATATTATTGAGAACATTCTTGACCATATCCTTATCTTTCTTATCGGACAACTCAAGATCTCTCATACGTTTGATGAAGCCATCATCATCGAATGCTGTTGAGTTAAAAGCTTTTAGAGCGGTATCTAAAGTTTTATCAAAAGATGTTGATATAAGATCAAGCTCATCTTCATGCATATTACCAACATCATCAGCAATACTTAATGCCAGCTTATCAATAATTTCTCTTGTTTGAGTTTTATTAGGCATATATAAACTGACTCCCTTCTATATTATTTAGAAACTTTAAAATACCGTATTTCAAAGTGCATGTTATTATAGGTGAGGAAGGACTCTATGGTCCTCCCTCACCGTTGAATGTTTTTAGATAGCACTCATAACGGCTCTCTTAGCATCTTCAAGGCTCTTAGTGATACTACTTAATTTTTTCATCAACTCTTCTTTAGCATTATCACTATTGCCATCATACGCAGGGGAATCAGCTTCAGCCACTTTGTCTTTTACAGCAGCAGTTACAGCATTATCACTTGAACCTTCTTCCTCAGCAGGAGGAGTATCTTCTACAGGAGCAGGTTCTTCAGTTCCACCTTCAGCAGGTGCTTCTTCTGCAGGAGGTGTATCAGTACCAGCATCCCCACCATCTAATGAAATTGCTTCACTTAGCATATCATCAGAATCAAATTCAGCATTTTCTACAGGAGCAGTAGGTTCTGCACCAACAGGTTCAGAATTAATGGGTTCAGTTTCTTCACCACCGAAACCACTATCAATACGCTGAGAAGTTACATCTTCATCTCCACTAATTACATCACCTGCATTATTGGGAGGAACAGGTAGAACATCTTTAGGAGTATTAGAACCTAAATCAAGTTCCATACTCAAGATACCATCATCAGCAACAGGTTCACCTGTTACATTACTAACAGGCTCAGGTAAAGAATCATCACCAGGTAAAGGTATAGGATTCTCTTCACCACCACCTACAACAGGCTCAGCAAGTTCAGAATCATCAATAGGTTCATTTGTCATATCATCATTGACAGGTTCAGGAGATGCAGGTTCATCTACATCAACAGGTTGATCCATTACATCATCATCTTGATTATTATCATCTTCTTTAGGATTCTCATCTTCCTTAGGCTCTTCAGGCTCATTATCATTTTCGATAACGGGCGACTCTTCAGGAGCTACATCTCCTTCTTCACCAAGAACAATGAGATCATCTAAGCTACTTCCCATACCGTCTTCAAGAATAATCTCAGCGGCTTCCAGGAAATCTTTTTTCTGATTAATAATACCTTTAATAGTATTAAGCATATACATCAATCTCCTTTTCTAATTATTATAAAAATTTATTATAGGATAGGTCCCCTTAAGATATTATTAATAAGTGATGCTTTTTGACCTATTTAACGAAATAATAATACTAAAATAGGGGATCTTCTGTAAGCCTCTATAAATACTAAACAATAAATGTGTACTTCGGATAACCCTGTTATTCGTATAACATAATATTTTATAAAGGAGGATCGAAATATGATTAGTCCTAAAGATCTGGAAAAGTTAGATACTCCAGAAGGTCGTAAACAGTTACCTCCTGAATTCGTAGAAGAATTCGCAAATGGTAAAGGTGACGATGATGATGACAAAGTAAAGAAAGGAGGAACTAAAAAGAATGGCTAAGTTCTCTAATAGCCCATTAGTAGTTTATACTAAATTAAGTCCTAACCATAGTGGTCAACGTACAAAGGCTATTGATACTATTGCAATTCACTGTATGGCTGGTAACTGTACAATTGAAACCTGTGGTGAAATCTTTGCTCCTAAGAGTCGTCAAGCTTCTTCTCAATATGGTATTGGTAGTGATGGTCGTATTGGTATGTATGTTGAGGAGAAGAATCGGTCTTGGTGCACAAGCAGTGCTGCAGTAGATCAACGTGCTATCACCATTGAGGTTGCTAACACTAAGGCAGCTCATCCTTGGCCTATCAGTGATAAAGCTTATGCTTCTCTTGTAAAGCTTTGTATTGATATTTGTCAGCGTAATAACATCAAGAAGCTTCTATGGTTAGGCAACAAGGCTTATATGGGTGATGTTTCTAAACAGAACATGGTTGTTCACCGTTGGACTGCTAATAAAGCTTGTCCTGGTGATGATCTGTATAACCTTCACTCTAAGATTGTATCTGAAGTTAACGCTGCTCTTAGCAAGACTTCTACCTCTACTGGTACTACTATTCCTACTGTAACTAAACCTACTCAAGCTACCAATGTTATTTCTGGTACTCCTGAAAAGATTATTTGGAACTTTTTCAAGAATAAAGGTCTCAATGACTATGCTGTTGCTGGTATCATGGGTAACCTTTATGCAGAATCTGGTTTATCTTCCATTAATCTTCAGAATACCTTTGAAAAGAAACTTGGTAGTGATGATGAATACACTAAGAAAGTTGACAGTGGAAAGTACACTAACTTCGTTCGTGACGGTGCAGGTTACGGTATTGCACAATGGACCTACTGGTCGCGTAAGGAAGGTCTCTTGAACTATGCTAAGAAGTGTGGTAAATCCATTGGTGATCTCACCATGCAGTGTGAGTATCTATGGACAGAGCTCAATCAATCTCCTTTCAAGACTAAGGTTCTTGCAGTACTTCAAAAAGCTACTTCTGTACAGCAGGCATCTGATGTATTCCTCATGGAATTTGAGAAACCTGCTAACTCTGCATCTCATAAGGCTAAGCGTCTGACCTATTCCAATGACTTTTATAAGAAGAACGCCAAAGGTGATAAAGCTAATACTTTACCTTATCTCGTTAAGGTAAATGATGCTACTGTTCTTAACATCCGTAAGGGTGCTGGTACTAACTTCAAAGTAGTTGGTTCTATTAAGGATAATGGTATCTATACTATCGTCCAGGAAGCAGTTGGTCAGGGCGCTAAGAAATGGGGTAAACTGAAATCTGGTGCTGGTTGGATCAGCCTAGACTATTGTATCAAACTGTCTTAACAAAAGAAAAAATAAGTGGGGTGGACATTCCACCCCACTTATTACTTATTCTTCAGTCCGATAATATAATCCGCAATGACAATAACCAAGTTCATTACTTTCTCTGAATTCTTTACACATACACTTGGTATCTTCATTTTGAATAATATTACAAGGACAGTATCCACCGTTCTCTCTAATCTTATCGCGAACTTCTGTAACAATTTCACTATTAGGATTAGTTCGAATAGGATAGATCTGTTCAAATCTATACTCTTGAGTTACATCTGGATATTTCTCTTTATCAACTTTATCAAGGAACATATCAAGAGGGCGAACCCAAGTTTCATTAGTAGTATTATTACGGTACACTACAACTTCTTTTTCAGTTTCACTATCTTTAGCTATACTGATTACACGGTATATTCCGCCTTTGAAATGTCTGTACAGTTTATTGATTTTTACTTGTCGTTCCATCTCAATATTCCTTTCTCATTCATAGATACACTTATATCCATACTCAAGAGCAATTTGGTGTTCAATCCTACACCCACGATGTTGAGCCCAGCCTTTAGTAAAGTATACCGCTTTACAATTAGCCATCTTCTCAATTGCTTTTGCTAGATAATATACAGGAATATCAGCACCGTCAGGAATAAATAAGTTACCAAAATATGTATTCTCTAATTCATAACCCATTCCCCTAATAGCACTTATAGCTCTGCTTCTAGTATTTAAGATTTCTTCATCACTCAAACCATTCATAGGCTGAGAGATCATACATAATTCTTTCATTCAGTGTCCTCCTTATTAAGAGATTCTTTCAGCATACTGATTATCAGATGCTAAAGTAACTCCTAATACTTCATCATATACCTTCTCACAATTAGGAACGAATCGTCCAAACTTTACAACTATATTTGGATATTCAGACAATTCTTTGATTTCAGTTTCAATCTCATCCTTATTGTATCCAGTATAGATTACAATATCATCATTACTCTTAGCTCTAAATGCATCAACAAATGTTTTGATTTCATCATATTGCTCAAATGGCTCAAGTCCACCAAATACAACTGCTGATGTTAAACTGTTACTGAAATATCTATTAATGAGTTCATCCTCTGAAAGATTTAATGGGTTACGTCCACGCCATTGGTCATTATGGCATGTACATAAAGGCATACCAGCTTCAATACAACATTTACCACCACATTGAATAGTTCCTATAAACATCGCTGGTACCTTGTAATTGGTAAAATCTTCATCAAGGATTGTTAAGGCTCTCATAATTGATTACGATCCTTAAACTCTGCAGCCTTTCCAGGATTGAAATTATCGATGCAGCGAAGATAACCAGTGACCCGCTGGAACATCTTCAAACGTCCGCCGCAGATAGGACATGCATCTACATGTTCAGTTACATATCCATGCTTCTCACAATATCTAGAAATAGGAGACAGGCTCATGTAAGGAACAGAATATTTGGCAAACATAGATTTTACAATAGATTTAGCCTGCTCACCAGAGATACCACCCTCAAGATAGCAGTGAATAACAGTGCCACCAGTAAACTGAGTCTGAAGAGCATCTTGATGTGCAAAAGTCTTATCAATACCTTCAATTAGTTTTACAGGAATATGGCAGCTGTTAGTGTAGTATACACCATCACCTTCACCCTGAGTAATGATATCAGGATATAATTTCTTATCGTTAGCAGCGAAGCGATAGCAAGTCGCCTCAGCAGGAGTAGCTTCATAATTATATAGATTACCAGTTTCATGCTGATACTCAACTAACTTCTCACGAATATGATTGCCAACCTTGATGCAGAAAGCATGAGACTCTTCATCAAGAATATTCTTGTCAAGTAGATTCTCACACATTTCATTCATACCAACAATACCAATGGTACTGAAATGATTATCAAGAGTACCAACATATTCAATGTATGCAGGAATTAGACCAGTATCAATTACATACTTCTGTAACCATTCACGTTTAATCTCAAGACTATCCTTAGCAATATCAAGATACTTATCAAGTTCAGCAAAGAATACATCCTGATTACCTTTAGCCTCATAAGCAATACGAGGAAGGTTAATAGTAACTACGCCGATAGATCCAGTGGAGTCACCAGAACCAAATAAACCACCATTACGGCGACGAAGTTCAGATAGATCCAGACGAAGACGACAACACATAGAACGAACATCTTCAATCTTCATATCACTATTGACAAAGTTGGCAAAGTAGGGAATGCCATATTTACCAGTCATTTCCCAAAGAAGTTTGTTATTAGGGTTATCCCAGTCGAAACGTTCATGAATATTATAAGTAGGAATAGGATAGGGGAAGAGTTTACCTTCACCATCACCTTTAAGCATTACTTCAAAGAATGCTCTATTTAACATATCCATCTCTTGCTGGCAGGATCCATAAGTAAAGCTTACAGGTTCACCACCAATGATGCAATATTCTTTCATCATATCAGCAGGGGGAGTAAGATCAAATGTTACATTGCTAAATGCAGGCTCTGCACCACATCTGCTATTGGAGTTAATACTGAAGATAAAGTTCTGCATACTCTGAAGAACTTCATCATAGGTTAACTTGTCACGCTTAATAAAAGGAGCAAGTAGAGTATCAAAACCATTGAATGCAACTGCACCCATGATTTCATTCTGGAAAATAGTTGTAAGGTTAGCAATCTGATTAAGAGCAGAATCAAAATGCTTTGCAGGAGTAGAAACAGGAATGTTACTTACACCACGAACACCCTTCATTAGGATATCCTTCAGAGAGTAACCACAGCAATAGATGGTAAGACCACCGAGATCATGAAGATGGATATGACCATCAACATAGCTGGTAGTAATTCTTTCAGGATATACTTCACGTAACCAGTAATCCTTACTTACCTCACCAATCATATAGCGAACCATCCCACCAAATGCATAGGGGGATGAAGAATTCTCTTTTACTCGCCAGTCTGATTTCAGTAGATAATCTTCTACTATAACTTTACTTGTTTTCATTTCTATATTACCTCCTAAGATTAATGATTAGCTACATAGACGAGAGCTTCATTGAAGTCCATGATCTTATCATCAACCTTCAACATTGGAACATGTGTGAAGCCGAGACTAACCATTTCTTCAACTGAATTGTTCTCACTATATTGAATACCCTTCTTATCAAGCTTCTCCTTAAGAATCTTGCAATTGGGGCAATTGTTAGAGTACAATACAATCATTCTACATACCTCATTTCTTGAATTTAAATTTTATTTTTTGGAGTTTACATTATGGATATTTAAATCAGAAATTTAAATATCTATGAACATTCAAAATCAAAATATATAAATAAAAAAATAATGATTATACCAGGGACAGTCCCTGGTATAATCATTACTATCTGTCATTACAGGACATATCCAAATACTTCTAATTGGATCTCAGTAATCTCTTCGGCGCTCATTGGCACGAGGCCATAATCCTCAAATCGTTTATCACCAATGATAGTAACACCGTTGAGAACTGGAAGAAAGCGAAGAGATTCGTATGACATGACAAGCTTACCTCCTGTTCATAATGTTGCTGGTCTTTTCATAGACTTCATCTATTAAATGATTGGTGGTATCATTAGATGCAGCAACAGCCATCTTGTCAGCCTGTTCATTGAACTCATGTCCATTATGCCCTTTTACATGGATCATTGTCAATGCGATACCGAGATTCTGAAGCTTCTCTTGGATATCAATAAACTGCTCCCATAGATCTTTATTCTTTACAGATTTAGGTGCAGATCCTCTAAAGCCACTTGTCATCCAATTATTCTGTACCCATTTCTGAATCCATCTCTGGTTAACTGCATTACAGAAATACTCAGAATCACTAGAAAGATTAATCTGAGTATAACCACTCATAGATCCATTATTAATACATTCAATGATCTTATTAAGACCAAAAATACCAGCCATGATCTCCATACGATTATTAGTGCTTAAACGAAAACCTTGACTGCCTTCAATAATCTTTGCTTCAGGCATATCATTGTTATCATTATCGATCCAGTACCTAATGATGTATGAAAGACCACTGGCTCCAGGATTTTTTAAACTACTACCGTCAGTATATAATTCTATTGGCATTGTAGACATTTTAATGCCCTCCTTAAATATATTTTAATATTAGAAGTTTTATGTAAATCTTTTTGTAATAGTAATCTCTCGACCACCATGATGTTCTACTTGCTCCTTGATATTGAAGTATTGCTGAAGAACTTCATATATCAGGCTTGGATAATTAGATTGAAATGGATCATCCTTATACATTACAACAAAGGATACTCGTAATGTATTAATCTTAAATACTTTATCCATTACGAATTCAATAATCTTGAGTATCGACTTCTTAATAGATTCTTCATCTTCAGTAACGATAGTCTTTACCAGTTTTTCACTGTATTCTTCCATAAGAGATCGATATTCATTTAGAGTTTTTTCATATAATTCATGATCCTTATTCTTCAGCAATTCAATGTCACTATATAAGATCTGCCCAAAAGCTGCAACCTCTGTATTGTATTTTTCAAGAGATACAGTAGCAAGATCATTCATATGCTTCTGGAGCATATTTATAGGCATGCCTGCATATTGGTTGCAGGCATACCGTAAATAGGCAGGGGTTAAATACATGAATGTTACACTTGGAATATTCATATTATCCTCCTTAATAATCAGCAAACTGTTTATTGAGAGCATTCTCAGCTTTAGCTACTAGCTTCTTAAACTTAGGATCTGCATTGAGTTTAGTAATCCTTTGGATTATAGCACTCTCCATCTTCTTATTCTCTTTCTTAGTAGCTCTAGCTTCAGCCTCTTTAACACTATCATCTGTAGGCATATCCATTTTACGACGAAGAGTCAGAGTATTAACACCATTCTCTTCAAGTAACTTAAAGAACTTCTGAACTTCTTGATCCCCAAAGGATACATACTTACTCCTGGAAGGATGTTCCTTTAATGCTTCTTCACGTAGTGCAAGCTCATACAGATATACAGCATCATCATCAGCCCAAGAACCTTCAAATCTCATTTCATCAAAGAAACTCTTCGGAGGTTTAATAGGTTCAAACATACTATTTGTAAGCATATAACTACGAGTATTATATCCAGTATTAGCACCACGATTTGCAGGATCATTCTGAATCTTATTAAGAATATCATGTAGAGATTCAATATGATATTGCTTAATCCTATCCTTCTTGGTCTTAGCTTTCTTCTTCTTTTTACGTTTCATACTTCCGTATACTGTACGAGCATCATAACCTTTAATATGTTTAGGTTTGATGTCCTTAACTTCTATCATAATCTCACCAGGAGATTCTTTACATCTTAAGATATGCTCAGTTTCTTCAATACTAAGAAGTCTCATTGCCGTATCTTCTTCAATACGATCTTTAGCATATCTATCAGCTTCAGAATCATACCGTTGGCTGAGTGCATACGAATGAGCTTCTGCAATGCACTGATCCATATTTACAAGATCTTCCTTATCAAGATCATCAATATAATCCTTATAATACTTCTTATAAGTTTCATCCTCCCGATCGATATAATCAGATGCCATATATTCATTATAATATTCTTGATACTCTTCAGTATCTTCAATCAACTGAGAGTCATACCAGTCATCTTGCGGAGCTGTATCAATCGGAAGAAGTTCTTTAGGATCTAATTCTGGATTACTAATATACTTTATAAGCACATCAATATCATATTGATTCATCTTCTTCAACTTCGGAAGAATAATTCTATTAGATACGATGCGACCAGCTGAGATCATTTCAAAGAACTCTTGTTGGGTATGAACAAAGTTTCCCTTATCTTCAAGAATCTCCCATGCATGGACAACTGTTCTCATTGCTTCTATCCAGGCATCTACTTTACGATAGGTACCCTTAACTGCACTAAGTTTACCAGAGATCTCAGATAACATATCATGTTCTCTACGATATTCATCACTCATGTGATATATATCCTTTTCACTATAATCATGAACGATTGTTCCAATACAAGATGATCTCATCTGAGCTAATTCTTTTTCGGTATACTTATGCTCATAATTTGTTTTATACCTTTTGAAATAAGCATCTTCTTCGATTATACCATCACTAGTACCAACAAGACCTAAAGACTTTTCTCTTTTATCAAGTTTTGGATCTAGTTCTTTACTGGTAATAAAGTCTTCAAATTCATCTTCGTCTGGTTGATATCTTCTACCAGGATTATATTGACTTGGATTCGAAAATAAAGATTCAGAATCCATTAATTGTCTATACAGATCATCATATTGATTTGCCATAGTTTCACCCTCTTTTCTTGTATTAAATGTGTCACCTCATTATATTAATAATATATAAATAAAATTAAAATTAGAGGTGGGGATTATCCCCACCTCTAATCGATATTATTGTTGATTATTCTGAGGAGCAGGTGTACTATTATTATGTCCAAGGGCATAAGCTTCTTTCAGATATTTATATTGAGTAGCATATACATGGACGAATGTTTGAGGAAGAGTTCCCCAGATGTTAAGAATAGCAGTCTGGATCTGAACAATGATAGTATTACCAGCAGTAGACTGATTATTAGATGCAGCAGGATTATTAGTATTCACAGGCTGTCCGCCATCTTTAGGATTAGTGGGAGGAACATTAGGCATACTAGCTCCACCTTGACCTTCTTGTTTCTGCTGACCCTGCTGGGGCTGATCTGCTTCAATATATACAGATTCTTTCTTTACTTGAGCATTATCAATGTTAACAAACTTTCTCTTCAGCTGTTCAATCTCTTGATCAAGCTTAGACTTTTGAGATTTCATTTGCTCAAGTAACTGATCAGCATCTTTAATATTAGAAACCCATGTCTGAACTTTAGCTTTCAGGGCTTCACCTTTTACTTGTACACCTTGAGGGGTTCCAGGTTTAACGTCAGTAGGAGAGTTATAGAAAAGGATTAAGTTACGATATTTTTCGGCTCCACTACCACCGTCAGTATTCTGACCATGGAACCACTCATAGATAGCATCTTCAGGATATAGAGACTTTAGATAAGCTTTACGAGATTCTTCACTTTCCATTACCTTCTCATCAAACTTAGCTAAATTTGTAATAACTTTATCATATCCTTTAGGAGGACTAATGTTATCCTTATAAGGAAGGATAGTCATGGTCTTGTCAGTATAATCAAAGTTAACAACTGTATCACCATTCTGAGTTACCCAGGCCTTAGCTCTCTTAAAGCTTTCATTATTCATGAAATTCATAAAGCGATCCCAGATAGATTTTAGACGAGTGATGATAAAGTTAATTACATTGGATACACCAACAGCCTCACTGAGATATGCATCATTCTCCATACCAGGAATAGATCTTAGATAATCATCATACATCTCTAAAGATTCGAATGTAGGAAGATCGTAGATGTCAAGAATATCATATGGAACTCGAGTAGTATTGGGAACAGAGTTCATCATATTAATATTCGTATCAAGATCTAACTTCTGATAAGGGAGCTTAAGAGAAAGATCATTTTCAATCTTACTTACTTGAGCATTCTTTAGATTGTTAAAGTGTAACTCAATATCTCTACCCTTATGCATAAATGCTACAGCAACTTCAGTATAGAGATCAGTAAGGATCTTAATATTCTCAGCTACATCATTGATAGTAGCAGTATTGAAACCAGGAGCTCCAACATGATCATCTCTCCAACGAATAGCACCATCAATAGTACTTGCAAGTTGAGTTAAGATAACAGAAGCTGCAATGTACATATCCTTTACCAATCTCTTATAACCATTAAGAGTATGATCATGCCATGCGCCTCTAATAATGTATAGCATTTCCTGTTTAGGAGTATAAGAACCAGGATATGCATGGGTATTATTATATGTATACTCTTTGAGAACATGATTCATCTCAGTAACTATATTAACATCGTACATCCATGCAGTATCAACAATGAGATACTCAAATAACGCATTACCCATTAACTTAGATACAAATGCATTATCAGGAGTAAGTAAGCTTCTACCCATAAAACGAGCAGGCTTAGGTTTATTAGTACCAAAGAGAGGATCAGCACCAATAGCCTTTACAAAGGTATCGAGAATTTCAATATACTGCTTGCATTGATTATAATCTCTACAGATTAATTCATTAGCACCATGCATAATGTTGACAGCAATATCGAATTCACCAACTAATGGCTCTAATTCTCCAGTGGATCTACCAACAGATTCATCAATAGGACGTACTGCTAAATCTTCTGCAACAGTATCCATGAATGGGAATGCATACTGAGAAATCAAATAGATTCTGGTAGCATAACAAGCAACAGAATAATTGATATACTCGATAACTGTATTTACCATAGTTACATACAGACGAGTATTACGATGTTTCAGTTCACGAATGAGATCAGCCATTTCATCAGTAATGAAATCAACTACTTTAATGATAGCTTTTCTCAGTTCAGTAGCACTAGAAGAACTAAACATCTTGTAAGTTTTAATACTATCAAACATTTTGGCATCAGCTTTAGAAGTATTACTGATCATGTCTACAGTAATACCATTGATAAGTATTCTATCAAGTACAGCACCAACAGAGTCACCCTTATCATTGAATGCCTTTTCTACTGTAAACTTAAAGAAATCTTCAATGTCTTCAGGTTCTTTGAACTTACCAGACTTCATACCTTGGATAACACCATCAGTATACTGAAGAACCGAAGCATAGTCGTCCTTAGAATAGATATAATCTTTTGCATAGTCATAGCGTACAGTTCGAACACCGGCTGTACCTTTAGCATTCCTGATTTTATCAGATAGAGTGTCAGCGTAATCTTCCCAGATTTTAATATAGTCAGCAATAAAGCGTTTATATGTTCTAGGAACATCAGGATCAAGTTTGTCAACAGTAATTAATGACTTAAAAAGTTTAGATTTTAGATAAGAACTCTCTTCAAGTAATTGTCGAATAGATTTAGAAATGTCCCTATCATATAGACGTGCGAATTTGATAGAATCCATAATATATTCCTCCTTGTATTTATAAGTAAAATAATTACTTTTTGGTATCCTATACATGTATTATAAAAATCAATACAATTACTACTTAAAGGGGTGGTTAAACAATATGAGACTATATAGATGTCAGCATTGTAAATATACTGTTCCAGTAAATAAGGAAAAAGGAAAACGAAGCGCAAAATGGAAAATGGGTAACCACTATGATACTAAACACAAAGATCTACTTCCTCCTGGTATGTCTGGGTATAGATGGTTTTATTTTCTACTTACTAAGAAGGATAAAGGTAGCTGTGTTATATGTCATAATGAAACAGATTTCAATGAAGCTACAATGAAATATTCTCGTTTCTGTAATAATCCTCAATGTAAGCAGAAGTATAAAGAAGAACGAGATAATAGAATGATCAAAAAATATGGTAAAGTTTATTTACTTGATGATCCTGAAATGCAGAAGAAAATGCAAGCAGGGCGAAAAATTGCAGGCGTCTACACATGGAGTGATGGGAAAACTAAATTTCCATATCTATCCTCATATGAGTTAGACTTCCTCAGATATTTAGATATTGAGTTACATTGGCCAATATCAGATATAATGGCTCCATCTCCCCACACATATAGTTATGAATATAAAGGTAAATCACATTTCTATATGCCCGACTTTTTCATTCCTTCTCTAAACCTTGAAGTTGAAATTAAAGATGATGGAAGCGCTAAGAATATCAATCAAGAAAGTAGAGAAAAGGATAAGATTAAAGAAGAGCTAATGAAATCTTTATCTAATGTATTCAACTATATTAAGATTGTAAATAAGGACTATTCTTTATTTAATGAAATGATAAAGGGGGAATGATGGCAATGATTCAGTATGATAAGTCTCATTATTACATTGACTTTACTGATCATGATAATTTATCTAATGATGAAAAAGTTGCCTTGGAAAGAATTCAACAGACTTATCGTCCTATTGAACGTGTTGATTTCCTAATTGAATATAAGGTCCAAGGTAAGATCACTGCTGATGAATTTGAAAAGATGACAGGCTTACCATATAACTTTGGGATGTAATAAAAAAGAAAGGGAGGATATCCTCCCTTTCTTTTAAATTTCCATTGGAACAATTTTTCTCATAATACCAAACTTTCCAATCTGCTTAATCGGTTCCCAACGCTCACCAACTTTCCCAACATGTACTCCATTATATACATTACATGTAGTACTGGGGAACCTTTCGAAATGAGTCTCCAGGAGTTTGGTATGATCTTCTTCACTAATACAGGTAGATTCAACTTCATTGATTTCTCTAAAAGAGCTTCCAATGAATAGTTGAATTCTTCCATCAACCATATATCCACGAGGACTCTCTTCAAATTCTTCAATAGATAAACCGAAATCTTCACATAACCAATGCTGATGATCTCTATCATCATTGGCACTAAAATTGATAACTAATTCTCCACGTACCCATGCAAATGGAATTCTTGATAGATGAAAATTAGCTGCACCAATTACCTGATCTTGAGATAAAGTTACAAACTCTCCATTGATTAACGCCTTATTATCCATTACAGTTACCTCCTAATAATTTCTGTATCTTTATCAATAATACAAATAATATTCTTACAATTAATCAATATACCATCATAGATTCTAGTAAGAATATTTTTGCATTTTTCTACATATGTATCATCTGTAAATTTACATAAATAATTTTTTCCTCGATATATTGAGCCATCATCAACTCTTACTCCGATTAATATACAATTTCGGAATTCACATTCTGTAAATGATCCTCCTATAATTATTTGATCAAATAATTCTTGAGCATGGATCCAATTTCTAACATAGCGAGGAAATGTTATAATATTATGCTTTCTCCCATTAATAGTTATCTTTGGCATTATAAATACCCCCAAGTATATTACTTTTTTATTGATATCTATAGAATATATAAATAAAATAAAGTGGGGAGCGATGATGCTCCCCACTTTACTTATTGATTGATCCAGTCTCTTAATACTTTCTGAGTCTTAGCACGTACAGTCCTATCATTGATAGGCTGAATGTAAACGTTCTGATTTTCAGTAAGTACTACAGAGTTACCAGTAGCTGTTACACCAACGATATCATCCATAGACAGGCCAAAAGACTCACATAACCAACTAGCTTCTCTTGTATTAGCAGTTGCCATCCTAGCAAGCTCAGGGAAGAAGATAATTGTAGTGTTAGCATATTTGGCAGCTTCATCAACAGACTCTTGAATAGGTTGATTGATCTTTGCTTCAGCCTCTTTATGACTAGGATAAAGTACCCAGTCATAGGTGATTAGTTTCCGAACATGGACAACAGGGTTACCATTTCGATTCTCTAATGCACCTAATACACGAGCACTAAAACAAGGAATGATCTTACCATCAACAATCTTGATTGCCATGTTCATACCATTCTGATTAGAAGAATCAGTTTGAATTTTAGCTTCAAGAAGATTTCCATTCAGTCGAGGACGTCTGATATAGTGAGAAGTAAGTTTCATATCAGGATTGGAAATACGATTGATAGTAAGCTGTTCTCCTTCTTTAGTAGCAGCAGGATGATCAATTTCACCCATCCAGGAATTCTGTCTTAGCATACTCTGGACATAATCATCATTTTCGATTCTATCCATGATATTCGCAGCTTCATACATTCTACGATTACGATTCATTACTCCAAAGGATTGAAGCACTGCATCAAATGTTACATAGAATCTACTACCCATATCATGAATCTGATATCCAAAGTTCCCGCCATAATCTGAAGGGAAGGATGATTGTTCTCTGATGTAACAGAAGGTATCAAGGTTTTCAATTCCCATGATAATAACCCTCCTTATTCATCATTAGAATTTCCCATAAATATATCTTTGTCATCTGATCCACTCTCAAGAATGAAATCATCATCGGTGTTACTCATTTTAGGATCTTCATCCTTGACTGCAGCAACAGTTTCACGTTCGCAATCAGTTAACTCTGCACGAAGCTTAGCAGCTTTCTTTTGGAATTTCTCAATAGCAGCTTTCTGCTTCTTGATAATAACTTCCTTTTCATTAGAATCAATATTAGTACGATTCTGAAGCTGCTCGATATTCTGATTAATGAACTCAACTTGCTGTTCAAGTTCAAGAATAGTATTTGCCTTCTTCTTGTAACGAATGTACAAACAAGTCCTAATCAGAGGAACGATACCAAACATGGATTTCTTGATAGCGTTAAACATGTTGACAGTAAGTTTACCAATCTTGACGGCATTTTTAAAGATGGCACCGACAAGATCTAGAGTTTCACTAACAACACCCTCAGTGAAAGTTGTGGACTCTTCAACAGTTGTACGAACGCCTGCATATTCCTTAGCCTTAATAACTTCATCAAGATACTGCTTATGCTGTTTATTGTTTAACTGCTTAGCAAGATCCATGATGGTCTTATTAATAACACCAGAGGAACTTACACTATTTTTCTTAATCTTGATAGATGTGCCATTCTGAACAATATCAATACCCTGAGCAACCATCATAGTGATACCAGTGATCAACATATCAACAGCACTTTCGTATTCAAGCATTACAAGACGAACCTGCTTCTCATAACCTTCAGTATACTGAGGTTGAAAACTCTCTAAGGCTTTAAAAATATCATTTAATGCAGGAATGATAGAAACTTTCCCAAGATTCTTATTTAAGAATTCAATGGAAGTTTTAATATTCTCATGTGCCTTGAGATTCTTGATATTGCCTTTAGTCTCAGCAATACTCTTATCTTTACCCTTAGTCTTAGAAGCTAAACCTTCGATACTAGTGATAAAGTTTTTGATATAACCAAGAGCTTTATCATTACTAGAATCAATATTCTTAGATGCTTCCATATATGCAGGGTGTAATCTGTTACTAGTTCCAGTAACGATCTCTAAAAAATCGTTACTAATCATATATTCAGCCATTTCATTTAACCTCCCTTACATTATCTATTGACCATGCGATTTAATTCCTTCATCAACTGACTATTATCAGTCTTAGCAAGTTCTGCATCAATAGCAGCTAGAGACTGAACATCCCAATCATTGTCAGAGTCAGGGAACAGAACACGCATGGTGCCAGCAGAAGAATCAACAATTACAACACCGATCAGGAATAAGCTCTTAGCAAGACGTTTAGCATTAGAAACCTTACTCAGATCAATACCAGTCTGATTAGTTAACATAGTAACATCAGGCTGAGCAAGAATGAGAGTGCCATTAGGAATAGGAACATTCCCATTTGCAATTAACTTAGCAGGCTCATTGAATAAGCTTCCATTAATTTTCTCATATTCACCTAAGCGCTTAAGAGTATTAATCCATCTCTTATTGTAATTAATATGTTTAGCAGCATCTGCCTTAAGACCCTTAATGTTAAAGAAGTAATCAGAGAACTTAATCTCGCCAGTCTTGTAACGAACCTTCTGGAGAGCTTTGATATTACCAGTTACAAGTTCCTGAAGATCATCAGCTAGATCCTGAGTGCGAATTAAATGCATTACGCTCTTGATACCAATGACATATCGTACAATCTTATCAGTTCCATTTTTGGTTCTGAGATGGAAAGCTGCTTCAATTGTCCAAGGAACCATGGCATTGATCTTCTTAATATCAGCATCACGCAGAAGTTTAGGAGCATCAACACCCTTAGAGGGCTCATCATTACTGCCAGTCTTAGTAGAACTTTCATTTGTACGATTAGTGCGGAACCATGTACCACCCTTGTACTTAACACCAGCAGGAATAGCATCTTTAATCTTATCGATTTCTTTCTTCTCATCGTCAGAAAGTTTCTCATACTCAGAATCAGACATCTTGACTGCTCTCTTTATCTCATCTTCATCATATCCAATATCATTATAGAGAGCAGCAACTTCATCCTTATCCATTTTAACAGTTGTAACTGTAGCTTTATCAGTCTTCTCATTTGTAGCTTCGCGAAGATAAAGGAATCCAGTTAGAGGCTCATTGAGTAAACGAGTGTTTTCCAGGATGAGATCTTGGTTAGTACAAGGAACTACACTGAAATCTACCCGGCAACCTTCACCAAACTGCTGAGAGAAGAATACACTTTCTTTCATCATACTATCGATCTCATCAATAGGAGTATAGTATGTATTTACAAATACATCAGCAGCTTCCTTTAAGTTGGTATGGAAGTTCTTAAGGAATACCAGATCATTTGCTTCTTCCTCATCAAGAATCTGATTATGAGAAAGAACGGTTTGAACTAGAGTAGTGTATACTCGTTCAAACATTTTAGCGATAATCTGAGCTTCATTTACACGAAGAGTCTGAGTTACATAGATAGGGAACTGTAATACAGAGTTTCTTGCTCTAGCAACGATGGAGTCATTTTTGACAATATTACTTTTCACCTTACCATCAATATCAGACATCTTATTAGCTGCGGTGTCTAATTTGCTATTAACGGCTCCAACTTTACCTTTTACACCCTGAGCATTTTTAATGTCATCTCCTGCTTTCTTGGCTGCATTCAATGCATCGCCAATCATGCCTTCTTGGATAACATCATCAACCTGATGCTTATCATTTTCATAAGTCATAGTATATCTCTCCTTTATAAAAAATAATTTTTTACAACATTATGCGTATTATTTAAGCTTCTGTTTCTGCATAAAAGTAATAAAAAGAAAATGGAAGGGGATGTTACTTCCATTTTCAATATTTTTAGAAACTACTAATCTTCATCATCTACCCATGCTGATTTCAATAATGCATTTAGATCTTCGTTCGTTGTACTTGTGACGGTAATTCCAATTTCTTCAAGCTTCTTAATCTTATCCTTCTTCTTCATCATCCCAAGAAGTTTCATTCTACCTTCAGCACTTGATTCAAGAGCACGTCTCATATCATCACCAGCAGCTCTACGAATATCTACTGCCTTATCCCAAATATCATCCCGATCAATATAGATTGGACCAACTCTTCCTTTCGTGAAGAGTTCATTCAAATCTATAACTTCTATATCGAAATGGTCTTTAAGGATCTCACAGATAACATCGATATAGTCATTTTCTTCTTTATCACAGACTATCATTACATCAGCATGATTCAACAGTGTGTTGATGAATGTGTTATAGAACATATTTGCCATGTGCTTCTTAGTTAATCCCATATCATTATCTGCCTCTGGAAGAAGGAAGTCTTTATACATTTTCCTCATAATCGATTTATCTTTATGCTCTTGATATGAGATAACTATCTCTGGAACTGGATATAGCTCAGGAATCTTTACAACATTTAATACCTTAGAATTACTAATAACAGCAGCACTGATAATTGCATACTGAAAGTGAGTTAATTCATCTGGTGTAAAATAGTCAATTGCATGACCTAGAAAATGTTGTAAATCTATTCTATAGATCATAAATTCACCTCAAGATAAAAAATAGGCAGGGGATTCATTTCCCCTGCCTATCTTATGTGTATTGCTTAGTTGGACGAGTTACGACGAATGGGTTTGAAGATCATCTGTTCCGGCGCTTTCTGTTCGGTCTCAGATCCTCCTCTTCCTCCCAATGTGACGACTTCCTCTGCTTCTGTTTCGCTTTCTTCTCCCTGCGATACCTCTTCTGCTCCTGCATCATCCAGTCTGAGATGTCCATCTCCGGAGTCGGTGCGAAAGGGAGTAGGTGCAGCTACCTCCTCAGGAG